CAATCGCTCCGAGCTGCTGGGCGCCAATGGCCTTCCAGGTTTTTTTCTGGTCGCAGACGGCGAGCATGGCTTCGAGATTTTCTTGTGTGAGAGGGTCAACAGTTGGCTCGCCCGGGTCCGGCGGTTCGATGGCGCGCACGATGCTGGTTGTGAGAAAGCCTTCGTCAACCGCCCAGCGCCAGAGGGCGGAGAGGTCGGCATGGATGTTGAGGATGCTTTTGGGTGCGAGCTTGCAGGCCGGCCGGGGGGCAATTCCGCCCGGTATGGCGATGTAGTCCTCTCGGAGCCAGACGAAGAAGTCGATGAGTTGAGTGCGGGTGATGTCGGCGATAGCTGGGTCCGGCGTTTCTTTGTCGACCAGGTAGGTGTGCAGTTTGGCGAAGCTGGTGCGGTAGTTGCGCAGGGTGTAGGGGCTGCGGCCGGCAGCGATCTGGTAGTGGATGAAGCCGGCGATGGCTTGTCTGAGGGTGATGTTCATCCGTGCTGTCTCCTTGTCGGTGGGCGCTTCCGATAATGAGGTCTTTCGGTTCCGAGTATCGGCGGAAGCGTTTTTTTTGACCCGACAGGGAGAATCAAGGTATGATATGTGCGGTCACCGGGGAATGGTGTGTGACCGCACGGGTATGATTTGGGGGATCCGTGTGGATAAGATGGGCGGGGAGGGACTCGAACCCACGACCTCACGGATGTGAACCGTGGGGACACGTGGGGGTGGGATCTGTGCGCACGGGTGGGCGGATGGGGTAGCCGTGCGTTCATGGTCTCTGTGGAGTCCGTGCGGGCAGTTTGAGGTTAATCTGTCGGGTGTTGGGTTGGTAAGGTGCTTCCGAGTAGTTGGGTTATGGGTAGTGAATCGGGCGCCGTGAGGCGCCCTTTTCTTTGTTGTCCGGATAGCGATCCGTTGCTACAAGATGCCCATCCTACTCAACGCAATGGTGGTGAGCACTGACAAGATGAGCGTTACCACTGCCCAAATCAGCTTTGAACGTAGGCTATTACCAGAACCAAGATCGTCTGTGAGATCTGCCAACCATCTGCCTAGCGGCGACTTTTTAGCATAATCAACATAGTCCTGCGCCCGTTTGGTGATGAACACCTGTAGGTCATTCCGTGGGCCCACTTCCGCGACTTCAAGATAACCTTTCCGTGCAAGTCCTCGATAGAAGACGTCTTCGCTTGGGACGCCTTTGAGAGTGAACGCGCCGTTTTCAGCATCCAGACCCAGCATGTCTGAAATGCCCGACGCAACTGCAAGGATGTAGGTGGAGCATCCGTTCTCGCGCCCAGCAGTCACCAATCGCACCAAAAATTCGCTCTGCTTTGGTGTCAGGTCATCGAATTTACCCATTCGCCCTCCAAGCTTGAGCTGCAGGACGCGGAATAGGACATGGCGGTTCAGTCGAATAGGGACGCGGTCTGCGCCGTTTGCTCGCCTGCTTTCGGCGCGCGTTTGAAGGTCGTGGCGCTGGCCGGCATATCCACCTGTGCGCCGGCGAGGAGCTGCTTCACGGTGAGGATCTGGATGCGGCGGTGACGCGTGCCCCAACCTGGTGAGTCGTAGTAGCCTTCTTTCACGGCTGCCAGCTCCATTTCTTTGGTCGCCGGCTCCAATGTAATGAACACGCCGATGGCTGCATTCTCAGCCTTCACCGTGCCCACCAGGTCCCGGATCTGGGCGGAGCTGACGTGTCCACTCTTGACCTGGACGACGACGCGTTTGCCCTTATGGGTGGCGTCGTCGATGAAGGTGACGGCGCCATCCACCCCCCGATCGCTTCCCTTCTTGCCTGTCTTGCTGCCCTCATCGCCGCCGAGGGGCTTGGCTTTGATCAGCGAGAGCACCCACCACTGGAACTGGTAGCGATCGTCGGCCGCCAGTTGCTTCGCGCCGGCCAGGTCTTCGGGCTCGCCGATCACATAGTAGTCCAGGTTGCCGAAGCTGTCTTTGAGTCGGTATTTCAGGAGTGCGATGCTCAGGTGCGTGATGTCAATGCCGATCCAGCGCCGGTCCAGCTTCTGCGCTGCCGCGATCGCGGTGCCGCAGCCGCAGAAAGGATCCAGGACTACGTCGCCCGGGTTGGAGCTCGCTTGGATGATGCGTTCCAGGAGGGCAATGGGTTTTTGAGTGGGATAGCCGAGACGCTCTTGAGCCTGCGAGTTGATCGGATTGATGTCAGTCCACACGTTGCCCAACAGTGTCCCTGCCATTTCGTCCAGGTATCTTTTCAGACGCGGCCGCTTGGACGTATCACTGGGATACCAAATGCGGCCCTCCGCGTCCAACTTCGCCATTGTCTCTTTCGAGTAGCGCCACCCATTCGGCGGTGAGGCGTGTCCTTTCCATTCGTACATCATATTCGGTCGGGGGTTGGGGCTGGTCATGTTGTCCAAAGTGTACAGCCGCCCATCCGCATCAGCAGAGCGATACTTGGACTTGAGATGTTCCTCTGAGTGTGGTGCGTAAATCGGATTCCATGTGAAGTTGCCGGCTTTGGAGTAGAAGAAAATGCTGTCACTGACATTGCTCCAAGTCTTGCTATCGCTATGAACATTCGTGCGTTTCCAGACGACTTCGGTTCGAAAATTCTGCGGTCCGAAGATAGTATCCATCACGATTTTTAGGTAATGGCTCGCCGTTGGGTCGCAGTGTAGGTATAGGCTCCCGGTCGGCTTCAGCACCCGATGCAACTCTACGAGCCGGGCGGCCATCATCACGAGGTAGGCCATCATTTGATTCTCGCCGATGGTGGCGCGCAACGCCTCGATCATCCGCCCCACTCGCCCATTGATGTCCGTGACTAGCTCGTCATACAACGCCTCGGCCGAGTCCCCCCAGTGCCAGGTGTCGTCAAAGGCGACTATCTGTGACTGGGCATCCTTGCCGCCCTCATCCTTGAAGAGCACGTTGTAGCTGCGGTTCGAGTTGAACGGCGGATCAAGGTAGATCAGGTCAACGCTTTCATTGGGGATGTGTTCCCGCAGGATGGGCAGGTTGTCGCCGTAGAACAGGGTGTTCGTCGTGAGTAGTTTAGATGTCATGAGTTCAGAGCCCATCACCGCAGTTGCTGCCGAGTACATGAGTTATAGGTAACGATTAGGTCGCCGTGAGGCGGCCTTTTTGTTGGATCATTCCCGCCATTCGCAGGCTAAGCCATCACTGTCCCGGTCGAGACCATGGATGTCCTGGCCAGTGATCTCTTTGCAACGGAGGTAACACGCCTGCGCATCCCAGTCAGTGAGGTCGTCGCAGTTGAGGGTGTTGCCAGAGCAATCGCACGTCGAGGCGCTGGCTGCTGGTTTGCCACGCACCGGCACGGCCGCGGCCGGGGTGGGTTGGCTGACGGTGACGATGGGGACGGCGGCCGGCGGGTTGGAGACGAGGAAGGCGGCGATCCAGGCGCCGCCGGCGAGCTGATACCAGTCGCTGGCCTGATTGCGGCCCACGATGTCGAGGCCCTGGCCGACTGCGGCGCTGCCGGTCTTGGGGTAGTTGGTGCCAGGTCCGGAGCGCAGGTTGGCGGCGGTTTTGACGGTGGCGCCTTTCGGCGAGCTCGAGGTCTCAGCGGGAGCCGATGCTGCGGGTGTGCCGGCGGTGATCTGATTGATCAGAGTTGTGGCGCGCTGAACGGCGGCATTGCCCTTGCTCAATTCCTCGATGGCCTGGTTGAGCTTTGCGCTGCTAAGCTCGTCTACGCCGGCGGCGTATAGGTCGCAGGTGTTCTCAAAGTAGCCGGCGGCGGTGAGCATTTCGGAGTGCACGGCAGCGTAGCGCGGGGGCGCGGCAAGATCACGGATGTTCTGGCAGGCGATCTTGATGGCCGCCAGGTGGGTGGCAGCCTTAATCTTCCAGGCATCGTCAAGGATCAATGACGGGTTGTCGCCGACGGCGCCGGAATCGTCGCTGATGTCAGATAGGGCTTGGCCCAGGTTTGTGCTGATCTCTCCCATGCTGAGCAGGTAGGCGGACTCTGCGGCAGAGACTCCCTCGGTAGGCTGTGACTTTGGGGGGGCGAAAGTCGCACTGGCGACGGCCGTCTTTTGCACCGGGGGCAGATCGGTCGAGGTGGGCGGCGCGGTGGTGCGGGTGGCGGAACTGCCACTGCCGCATGCGACGATGGCCAGAAACAGCACACACATAGCGATAATGACGGGAACGGTCTTCGTTGACATCCGCTCACTGCTCCAAACCCAACTTCCCGGGGTGGGCCCGGGGAAGCGATGCACCCCCCAATGAGTACGCCCGACCAGTGGGGGGACCGGCAAAGCCAAAGTTATTACGGATCGCCGCTCGGTGAGGTCAATCAGTCGCCCAGCACGTGGGCGATGTAGTCTTCACGCGACATGGGACATTCGATGAGGAACTGCAACTGCCGTCGACTGACATTCAACTGGCGGGCGATGCGGCTGGCCAAGCTGTCGTCAATCTCGGCATAGGAGCGGGACAGGAATGTGATGGCCACCCTCTGCCCCTCATGCCGGACGACGTATTGTGTATGCTTGCCGCCTTCGCTTACTTCGGCGGCCAGCTTACCACAAAGCATTTTGTCCAGCGCGACTACTTTGACGGGCATGGTATGATGAGCTGCTGCAGGGCTGCGAATTGGCGTTGGAGCGGCCTAGCCAGTGATGCCGGGTCGCTGGCCAGTTCTTGATACACCATCACGAGGATTTCCGCCAGGTCGGCCAGGGCGCGCTGGGGCGAAGATCCCAAGCCGAACCAGAGATCTTCCCGCTCGGCAGTGGCGACGTAGGCGCCGGTTTCCGGCGACCAGGCGACATGAACCACCAACGGCCGCCGCAGTTTGAGATCGGCCGCGGGCAGTTGATCTAGTGGCAGGACGCCTTGACTGCCTATCATGAAAGTTGCCTCCAGTGGCGCGGCCCGTCCGACCATGACAGCGACGTGGCGGGTGGGCTGCGAGGCAGGATACCATCCGTAGGTCTGCGGGATCATACAGTGTCATCCGATCCGGTAAGACTATGCCCGGTAAGCTCAACGTACTTGCGCATGGCCTCAGTTAGCGCGCGTACGAGGCCCGGCATGAGTGCGGCCGGCACCGAGACGCCGGCCGCCAGGCGAGCCCGCACCTCGGTGGGCGGTTCGTTGGCATCGCTGACGATCGGCGGCACGATTTGAAAGAACCGCAGATAGAGATTGTGCTCGTCATTCGTGATCCACACCGATTGGGCCAGCGGGAAGGCGCAGTCGCCATCCGGATCGAGCTTGAGAGCCACGCGCACTTGGCCGGGGCGCAGTTCATCGTCCATAGTGTATACCCTCTTATCAATTGGTTGGTATCAGGCTGTGTATCGCAGGCAGGATCATGGCGCCCACGGCTGGCGTGAGCTTCCTTGCCTCCGCGGGTTGGGATAATCTTGGGGATACTACCCCTTGACGACTGCGATATGTTCCTCTACAATTGGCGAACGCCCGTTCTATTGCATGAAGGCCAGACAGATGCCGAAGAAGAAACGCTACCCCAGCACCTTCGACCAGATCCGTCAGCTCCCGCCGGCGCAGCGCCGCTCGGTGTGGGCCGCGATGCGCGCACTTATGCGGGCGTTGAGTTACGCCCCTCAATCGCCGCCAGAGTCATCTCCATCGCCCGCACCGTCAACGCCCGCTGACCCGCCTCCATCCCCCTGAGCCGGTCACTCCACGCGCGCACTTCCGGCAGTGGATCGCCCGCGCCCAGCTCCGGCGCCGGATCGTCCACCTCGCCGATCAGGTAGGCTACGGTTGTGCCAAGCGCGTGAGCGATGGCCTCCGCAACATCAAGCGTAGGCGAACCTTCACTTTTATTGTTGATGATTTCTGATAATGTGCTTGGCGATAAAGAAGGGCGAAACCGTTTAGCTTGAACGTGCAACTGTCCAAACGTCCAATTCTTCTTTTCTCGCAAGCAATCTACTCTGTCCCCCTGAATCCTCATAGCTTCCTACTATATCGCAAATCGAACAACACACAATAGTTTTTCGTTTATTTCGTACCCCAACATATCGAACAATCACACGATAGATCGTAAAATCTAACTCCGAATATGATGCAGATCATATTCGATTGTTTCGATAAATCGTATAGTACGAACAGGATTTACGATTTATCGAAACAAGAGCAGGAGAGACACGCATGACCGAACGGGAGCGCCTGGAACAGTTCATGGCCGAGAAGGGCTGGTCTTACAGCGACCTGGCCCACCGCCTCAAATGGTCGCCGACGTTCATCTTCGGCTTCCTCAGCGGCGCCTGGCCGGCGACGGAGCCGTTCCGCCAGCGGTTCGCCGAAGTCTTCGGCGCTGCAGCAGCGGCGCAGGTACTCGGTACTGAGGGGCAGCCCGCATGAACGCTACCGACACCCCAAACATGACCTACACATTGCCCTTGGGTACGCATGTCACCCTCCATCCGGAACAGGCTGACGTGATCAGTGCTTTGCGAGCCGAGAATGCGACGTTGCGCCAGACGCTGATCGATGTGACCGGCCAGCGCGACGAGTTGCGCCAGCAGCTCGACCAGGCGCTGCGGGAGCGTGCCGCATGACCGCCTTTGCTGCAAGTGGCTGGGGCCTCCGCCGCTGGTTCCAGCTCTCCGGGTTCACCCGCTCGCGCGGGACGGATGCGTTCTGGTGTCGGGTGGAAAAGCGCCTCGACGCGGCGGCGTGCTGGCCGTGGAGCGGAGGGCAATCGGGTACGGGATACGGGTATCTGTATTGGCGGGGGCGCCGGCAGTATGCGCACCGGGTGGCGTGGGAGCTGGCCAACGGACAGCCGATTCCGCCGGGCATGTTGGTGCGCCATCACTGCGACAACCCGCTGTGCTGCCGACCGAGTCATCTGGCGCTGGGACGGCATCGGGACAATATGCGGGACATGGCGCTACGCGGGCGGCGGGCCAGCTATCGGCTGTCGCCGGCTGCGGTGGTGATGATCCGCCAGAGCGATCGGCCATCGGCGCATTTGGCGGCGGAGTTGGGTGTGTCGCCGACGGCGATCCAGATGGTGCGGCGGCAGGAAGTCTATCGCAACGTGGAGGCATGATGAAGACACACATCGGGTCTGATCGGTGGGGGCGGCGTGAGCGCCTGATTGCGGTGATCATTATCGGCTGCCTGATTTTGCTCGCCCTGGTGCTGACGGACCGGGCCGACGCCAGCCAGCTCGCGGGGAATAAGGGGGGCTGCGGGACCGGCAACATGATCACGCTGTCATGCAATGTGTCGGACGCCGGACAGGGGTTCGTGTCCGGCAAGTGCGAGTATGGACACTGGTTCAGCCGGGTGAGCACGGCCAGGGTATTCACTATTGGACAGGTCGTCACGGCCCGCGGCTGCGAGGGGCTGAATGGCGAGTTGTACGCACCTATCAGGATTTCGAAATGACACCCAGCAAACTGCAGGCTGTTGCTGCCGGAATGCGCACGAGTGTAGCCCAGCATGACACAGGCTGGACGGCCGCCACGCTGCCGGGCGGGCTGGAGCTGGTGCTCTCCCGCCAGGCCGGCGACACGTGGCGGCTGGCGCTGCGCCGGGAGCGGGTCTATCCGTCGGACACCGAGGCGAGCATTCTGGCTGAGGTGTTCGGCGTGCCGGAGGGACTCGAAACCGCCCGGCGGCGCTCCTGGCTGGATACGCATCCGAAGAGCGCGCGGCAGGTGCGCTGGTGCGTGGTCGAGTTTGTCTGGCGCGAGGTTCCGGAGCACGCACCGGCCGCGGTCGCGGCCACTGGGGTCTGATCGTCCGGCGCGAGGCCGGACTGATGCCTGCACACACTAGGCTCGAATCGGGTGAAATGCTCACTAGCGGCGGGCAGGCTATCAGCCCGGGCTCGGACCGGGGGATCGGTGTTGTGGCGGTCTGCGGCACCTCCTAGCGGGGACGCTGGGGGGGATGGTCCCTTGCTGACAGGATCGCATGAGTCGGCGCCAGGCGCCAGGAAGGGGAGGCAAGCGGGATGGAACCGGGAATGGCTGTTCTGTTTCGGGTTTTGATCGCGCTGCCGGTGCTGAGCCTGGCGGCCGTGGGTTACAACTGGCTGATTGCGCATTACGGCAAGCACGGTTATCTGGACGGGTATATGGCGCTCGCCGTGGCGGTGGGGTGCGCGGGGGTGCTGCTGGTGGCACTGTGGGTCGTGTGGCCGCTGGGGCCGGCGGCTCGGCTGGCGGTGGCGATTATAGCCGGGCTGTTCGTGCCGGCGGGTGTGGTGATGATCATCGGTTCGATCGGGCGGCACGTGAAGGCCCGGGCGCAGGAGCGGAGCCGGATGGAAGCTGAGGCGCTGAGGTCGGTGCAGTGAGCACGGCGAAGCGGATCGGAGGCTATGTCTATCGACAAGAGGTGGCCCGGGTGCGCGCGGCGACGTCGTCGGCTCGGGGCTATGTGGAGCGCATTCTATCCGAGAAGCCAGGTCCGGCCTTGACAGCCTTGTACCTGGCGCATGTCGGCCTCGAGCTGGGGGTGATCAGCGAGGCGACTGCCGTTCTGGATGAGATCGGACGGGGAGCGGCGGCCTCGCAATGACAGGGTGACCGGGTTCCTATAATGGGGATACCCGGAAACAAGGGGGGGACTCATCATGTATACCAGGCGGGAAACGGCAACGGTAGAGGATGTCGAGTTCCGGGTGGCGCCATCATCCGAATGGGAGGTCGTGGTGTCGGCCGGGGCGGAGGCGCCAGCCAGGGGACAGGGGGCAGGGGACAGGAGTCAGGGGACAGAGAATACGGCGCTCGTGCCGGCCGGCCTGGACATCGAGGGTATCCTGAATCTGTTCGATGAGTGGATGAAGCTGGACGTCGGCGATGGCCGGGCGAGTCCGCTGACGCTGATCGCATATCGGAGCGATGTGCGGCAGCATCTCGTGTGGCTGGTGGAGCAGAGGAAGACGCCGGCGCAGGTGACGACGTTCGACCTGAAGGCCTATAGAGCGCACCTGGTGGAGAGCTACCAGGTGTCAACCGTCGGGCGAAAGCTGGCCAGCATCCGGCGGTTTTATCAGATGGCGCAGGCGCACGGGATGCTGCCGGTGAATGCGAGCTACGGGCTGAAGAGTCCGGTCGATAAGACGGAGCAGAGCGAACGGATCAAGTATCTGACGCTGATGTCGCTGAAGGCGTTGTTTGCGGCGACAGAGACGGCGAGCACGCCGGCGGCGCAGATCCGGGATAAGGCGATCATCGCGCTGATGGCCATCCACGGCCTCAGAGTGTGCGAGGTAAGCCGGCTGGACCTGACGGACGTGGATCTGGAGAAAGGCGAGGCCGGGGAGCTGGCCGCGCTGGGCAAGGGGGATAAGCGGCGGAGTGTGCTGTTGACGGATGACACCCGGCCGGCGTTGGAGAAGTGGTTGGCGGTGCGGCGGCTGATGCACGCCGACTCGCCGGCGCTCTTCCTGGCGCTGAGCGGGCCAGCGGAGCGGATTAGCACGCGCGGGCTGCGGGCGATGGTGGATCACTACCTGGTGAAGATCGGGGCCAAGAAGACGGGTGTTTCATGCCACGCGCTGCGGCACACGTATGCGACCCAGAGCCTGGCAGCCGGGGCGAGTCTGCTGGCGATCTCCGGGAGTATGGGACACAGCTCGGTGACGACGACGCAGGTCTACGCTCAGATCGTGGACAAAGCCCGAAACAATCCGGCGAAGTTCTTAGTAGGGCTGTTATAGGTATTCTGCCGTCGAGGGTGATGCAAATATGAAAAGTAATGAAATCGAGACCGCCGACGCTACGATTATCATTCAGTCGTGCGATAACGTTTCGGCGAATATCGGCGTTTTACACGGCGGAACAATAACCTATCGGCCTGTGGCCCTGCCATCCCTAAAACACGAATGGCACCGGGAACATTTGGCTTGCCTGGAACTGCCGATGGACAAGTTTGACGAAATCTTGCAGAGAAATAGGGCCGTGCTGCTGGAAACCATAGCCAGGCTAAACGTCCCAACAACGGATCCACCGTGCCGGCTGCGCCGGTGTTAGACGGAAAAAGGAACCGCCGACGGGATCAGCGCCGGCGGGCCAGCGGGGGGGGACCTCGCTGGTGAGCTGATTATAGCATATCTCCACAGGGGGGGACAGATGAGCGAAGAGCAGACAAGCTATCGGGTGTTCCGGCCGGAGCTGCCCCTGGCCGCCTGGGTGCGGGAGCAGCGGCAGCCGGTGGTCGTCCACCGCCAGGATCTGGCCGCGCTGCGGGAGGCTGGGGCGGCGAACGTGGTGGCGCTGCCGCATGGCGGGCCGCTGCGCGGCGAGGCGTGGGTCGAGGTGCGGGGATGAACGATCAACCCAACAGCAGCGGCTCCAGCGCCGTCTGGGGCATCCTGGCCGGTATCGTGCTGATCATCGCCCTGATCGGCGGGAGCCTCTATCTGATCGGCGATCTGGGCGTGCAACGCGAGCGGGCACGCGCTGAGCAGGAGAACGCCAGAGCGCAGGTCGAGACGGCGCGGGCTTATGCGCAGACGCAGATCGCCCAGGCTCAAGTCGAGATGGCACGGGCGCACGAAGAGGGATCGACAGAACGGATGCAGGTCTTCGCGCTGACGCTCAAGTCGCTGACCGCAGAAAACCAGATGACCATCACGCTGCTATCCGTGGGCGTGCTGATCCTCGGCATTCTGCAACTGGTCCAGACCCTCACCCGGCCGCGAGGTGGCGCATGACGACACAGAGACGCTACAGTCATTACACCTACACCATTACCAACAAGGCCAGCATCGTGCTGCTGTGCGTTTTGCTGGTGGCTAGTGGATCGCTGTGGGTGCGCTACTGGGCCAGCATCCCGCCACCTATTGAGGATGCATTACGGGTAGCCTGGTCTGTCTGGGCGCTGGCGTTTGTGATCCGACTGTTTGAGGCGCTGATCCGACGCTACGCAGTGAGGTAACCATGAAGCAGTTCACTCAGACATTCGTGCCGCCGGCCCCAGCGCCGGCGCAAATGCCGGCACAGCAGCCACGGGAAGCGGCTTCGATCTGGATGAGCGGCGTCGTGGCGCCGTTCGTCCAGAACATCATCGGCGGGATCGGCGTGGCGGTCATTGCCGGCCTGATCGGTTTGGCGGTCGCGCCGGGCAATCCGGTGCTGGTAGGTAAGGCGGCCATGATCGCCGGTGCGGTCGTGTTCGGCGGCTCCTGTGCGATCCGGGCGTTTCGGGATGAGATCGCGATGATTGTGGCGGCCTATGCCGATGGGCAGCGCGATGAAACGATCGAGGCGTTGCGGCGGGAGAACGGCCGGCTGCTGGCCGAGGTCGAGCGGCTGAAGGACGAGGGCATGGTGGCGCACGCCTGGGGAGCGCGCGAGGCGGCGGAGCGGCTGGTAACGAGCTATTTTGCCGCCGTGGCCGCCAACCAGGATGTGCGCGGCCATCTGGCCCGCGCCGAATCTATGCAGCGCGGTCTGAGCCGTGCTGCATGGGAGCAGGGCGTGCGATTCCTGCAGAATGCCGGCGTGCTCGATCGTGGCACGCTGCTGGCCGTCAGCGAGGAGGCGGCGTTAGCCGCCATCGCCCGGCACGCCGCCACGTCACGCGTCAGCGTGCGCGCCGCCAACGGCGACATGGCGAGATTGTAAGTTATGTCGAATCATGACCGGGAAGTGGGATCGGGATCATCCCAGCCCGGCAAAATGACCCCCTTCCCGCTCAGGCGGGGGAGGGGAGAGAGGAAGACGCAATGAGCGGCATGGATCGCTACATTGATCTGGTTTACGGCGGTGTTACGCCGGATGCGCTCGACTACTACACCGGCCGCGCGCAGATGGCACACGCCGAACGGGATCGGCTGGCCATGCGAGCAGTTGATGAGCAACTTGCTGCCGCGCGGCGTAAACAGGCGTGGGCCATCGGCGCACGGCGCCAGCTCGCCGAACTGTGGGCTGGGCTGACACCTGAAGAGCGCCAGGCCATCATACTGGAAGCGGAAACACTGTCACGATGAATAGTCATCACAAAGGGAAAAAAGGAAATAAAGGAACAAGCACATGAGCACCGAACTACTGACCCAACTCCAATCCCTGATCGCCGGCGCGGAGGCGAACCAGGTCGACGCCGACAAATGGCGCGCGTTGCTAGGCATGGTGGCTGATATGGGCTACGGCCCGCGTATCACGCCACAACAAATCGCCGATCTGCTGCCGAACGTACACGGCATAAACGAGATCGCCGGCTACTCCCAGGAGGTCGTCCCGGCGCAGCCGGCCGGCTCCAAAATGCCCAGACGCAAGCTCACACCCGAGGATGAGCACAATATCCGGATCCTGCAGGATCGGTTCTTCTCATCAGAGCAAATCGCCACAGAACTCGGGATCTCGCTTAAGGCCGTCGTCGCCTTCCTCGAACGTGTCGAGCGTGATTGATTTTACCCACGCGCTGCGCCGGGCGGCGCAGCGCGTGCCGGGGCCGGTCGCCGAGCGCAGCCTGGCGCAGGCCAGGCCGATCCGACTCATGGCGGACTATCACGATGTGCCGCTGCCGGAGCCGATGGTGCGAGCCGGCCCGATGCGCCTCGGCGCCAGCGAGACCTGGTGTGCGCGCTGCGGGTGCGAAGGCTTTATGCCGGAATCGACATCCGGCAATCGCTCGGCGCAGAAGTCCACGGCTACCTGCATCCGTTGTGGCAGCACGAAGCTGGTACCGGCCACGGCGGTGCTGCGACCGGATGAGTATTACGTGGCGCAGTAGTTTGCGCGCAAACACTGAGGTGTGTGATGGCCGATTCCCTGTTTCTGCTGGAGCAGATCGACGACAATCCGTTCCAGACCCGGCAAACCTATGACGACGCCGGGATTGCCGAGTTGGCGGCGGACATCTATGCCCGGGGCCTGCTGCAACCGCCCGTCGGCCGCCTGGTAGACGGCCGGGTCCAGCTCGCCTTCGGCCATCGCCGGCTGCGGGCCTACCGGCACATCCGCACGCAGATAGATGCGATGGGCTGGAGCGCGATGCCGGTCAACGTGCAGACGCTGAGCGATGAGCAGATGGCGCTGGCAGCGTGGAGCGAGAACGCGCAGCGCAAGGACATCACGGCGATCGAGGAGGCGACTGCGATCAAGCGGATGATGGACGGCTTCGGCTGGAGCCAGAGCGACATGGGCAGCAAGCTGGGCGTGGATCGCTCGACGGTGGCCAATAAGCTGCGGCTGCTGCGCTTGCCGGAGGAGGTGCAGGCACGCATTGCCGGCCGGGAGCTGAGCGAGCGCCAGGCCGTGGCGCTGCTGCCGCTCTACGAGCTGCCGAAGCCGGCGCTGAACAACGCCGACAAGGCTTACACTTTTCCACGACCGAAGGATGTGATCGAGAACGCCGGCGCAAAATCATCGGACCGCATCCGGGAGGACGTAGATAGGATTCTGCAGAACGCGACGTGGCGGCTCGATGTGCCGTGGTCCAATCATCCGTTCGGCGGAAATGGATTGCATGATCCGGTATGCGATAGCTGTGCTAAGCGGATGCGTTTCGAGAAGACGTTCCGCTGCCCACATCAGACCTGCTATGAGCGCAAGACGACGCTGTGGGCGGCGCTGCGGGTGGCGTGGGCCAGCACGGCGATGGAGATCCCGGCGGCGCCGGTGGAACTGAGTTACGGCGAGTATGCGACGCTGGCGAACGTGCCGCAGCCGGACAAGGTGATCGAGAAACGCTGCGAGAATTTGCGGCTGCGTTGGGTCGGGGACGACCGCCATACGGTGACCCGGCTGCGGGTGGCTGAGTATCCCGACGTGGAGGTCATCTGTCTGCATGGGGAGGATGGCCGGTGCAAGTGCGCCAGCGCAGCGAAGGCCGCGGCGACGAAGGCGGATCCGGACGTCCAGGAGCAGAAGGCGATCGAGAAGCGGATCCAGACGGAGATCATCGAGCCGGCGCGGGCGGCGGTGCTGGCTGGCCTGGAGAGCGGGCACCTGGGCGTGTGGCGGGATATGACCAGGGCGATAGTCTACAATCTGCGGCTGCCGGATGACGCCGATCTGGACGCGATCCGGGTGGCATTGGCGAAGGGATTGGCCGAAAGACAAATCTACTACGGGTCGGACAAGTCCAACCTCGGAGCGGTGAAACAGGCTTACGAGGCGCGCTTGAAGAACCTGGGGCTTGCCGTGCCGTGGGATGTGCCGCCGGAGGAGAGTCTGCGCCGGCGCTACGAGCGCATCCAGCGCTGGGCGATCAATCAGGAGTGGTGGAAGTGGGATTACGAGACGAACCTGGAGGCGATCGCCGGCAACCAGGTCAACCTGGCGGCGCTGGCCACGGAGGCGGCAGCGCTGGGTGAGGCGGCGGGTGAGCTGCCGCTGTTGATCGGCGCGCTGCAGGGGCAGTTGGCCGAGCTAGAGCCCGTGGCGCGGGAGATCAATGCGCGGAGGCAGGCGGGCGGGAATTGGTGGTGCCGTCACGAGATGCCGAGAGTCCTCTGCAATGATCTGCTGACATTGGAGCCGGGCAGTCTGCATTTCGAGAAGATCCTGGGCGAGGCCGAGGCGATCCACGTGCGGTATGCGCTGATTTTTGCCAACGGGCTGGAGCGGATCCAGGCGTTGTGTGATCGGCGGATGGCGCTGGAGCCGGAGCGGGCCGGCGAGGCGTTTCCGGTGCTGTGAGGAAGATGATATGTGCAAACATCCGAACGTGAAACTAACGATCTCATGGACGATTGACATGACCACTGAGGGGCCGGAGGTGCTCGACAGCCAGGTCCAGAAGGCGAGCCTGAGAGCAGTGGTGAATTGTCCTGATTGTGGCCTCATGGGCAACACCTACACAACGATGGGCGAACCGGGCGTACAAAAGTCCTGGCAGGATCGGTGGCCAAAGTGGTTGAGCAACCGGGTGCGGCAGTTGGCGAACGGAAACGCTTCGCTGCGGCAAGCAGTGCAGAGGTGTATGCCGGGGTTGGTAGAGTAGTGCCGAGTACGGCAGTTATAGGTAATGCGATTGCGGCGCGCTGGGGCGCCTGGTGGGGGGACATCGTGCAACTTAGCAGAACACGGCAGCTTCAACTGATCGTCAATTTTTTCAACGGTGTGCCGGCCGACCGGCAGTATCATCCGACGGACTTCGACCGGGACCTCGCCGAGGCGTGGCGCGAGCTGATGGGCTGGGAGCAACCTGAGCCGGGCGATGCGGAGATGGTCAAGGAGATCCGGACCGAGCTGGCACAGAAGGTGTTTGCATCGCTGCGCAATGGACGCCAGGTGTGGGAGGAGATCGCCGGGGCGCTCGATGCGGAGCCGGCGCATTACAAGTCGTTGGCGGAGATGGCATTCGAGCCGATCACCTGGCTGTGGGAGAACTGGCTACCGGTGGGAATGATCTCGATGCTGGCGGCCAGGCCGGGGACGGGTAAGAGCCTGGTGGCGCTGGATCTGTGCCGGCGGATCATCGCCGGCGAGGGGTGGCCGGACGGCTCGACGCAGACCCGGCCGGGGGCCTCGTGCATCTATGTGGATGCCGAGAACGTGCCGGCGATCCTCAATAAGCGTTCGGTTGAGTGGGAGCGCTGGGGTATGGATCGCCGGCGCATCTATCCGGTGATCCCGGAGCAGGACCATGACATCGTGAACCTGGGCGATGATCATTATCGGAATCTGTTGTGGGGGATGGCCTGCAAGCTGAAGCCGGCGCTGATCGTAATAGATTCGCTGCGGGACATTCTGCCGGCCGGCGAATCGGCGGTGGAAGATGTGCGCTCGACGCTGGCCTTCTTGAGCAATCTGGCGGTGCAGAACTGCGCGGCGGTGCTGATCGTTCACCACCTCCGCAAGGGGCAGCAGTCCGGCCAACTGGCGCTGATGGACAGCATCGATCTCGACCAGGTGAGCGGGTCCGGTTACATCGGCGGGCGGGCGCGGGTGATCATGGGGCTGACGAAGGTGCAGACGGGGCCGGATCCCGACAAGAACGGGCCGCGCAAGTTGGAGATCGTCAAGACGAACCTGGGTGAGTATCCCGCCGACCTGGGGATCACGTTCGAGCGGATGCCGCCGGACGGGTTGAAGCTGACCTGGACGGGGCAGGCTCCCAAGCGTTACCAGGAGCCAACGCTGCGGGATGGGGCGGTCGAGTGGCTGCTGGCCTTTCTGGAGGACGCCGGTGAGCCGGTGTCCCCGAAGGCGGTGGTCGAGGCGGCCGAGGCGGCCGGGTTCAGCCGGGCGACGATCTACCGGGCGCGTGAGGAGTTGGGCGGCCAGATCGCCAACTCGAAGGGCCGTCAGCACCCACAGAACGCCTGGACGTTGACGGTAGCGGAAGAATAGAGCGGGCGGGCGCCTGGTGGCGTAACCTTAAGCCGTCGCAAGTATATCAAGAGATCACTATTTTAACACCCCTACCCCCTGATATAGCTAGAGTGGGTGAGACGGTGATATCTCTGCGATAGTCGGGACAGTTCAACGGGAGGCAGCGATGCGACGATGATAGCGATCTCCTATCTGGTGATTTTGATTCTGGCGGGCAGTCTGTTGTACATCGTGATCGCCGGGGTGGGGCCCGGTTTGCGAGAGGGAAGGAAGAAGGATGAAACGTCTAAACCCGGGCATGATCAGCCACAGCCTGTCGCTGTGCGGGATGAATGCGTATCGTGCGGTCATCCTGGAGATGGCCGAGCAGATCAACGCGCTTCAGGAAGCAGTCGAGGATCTGCAAGGGCTGGTGAGCGCCGAGATCATGGGCGGCCTGGCCAAGCCCAGCGAATTGCGGGAGGTCGTGGCGGAGCTGGCCAGGGGACAGGAGTCAGGAGACAGGGGTCAGGGGAACGGGCGCCAGCCATCAAGCATCCCGGACGGAACGGTAACGGGTAGCTCCTGGCTTCCGGATGATTGGGTGAAACAGTACACTGCTGCGGTGGACGGCGAGTGATGGCGCCGCTCCAGACGCATCGGGCACACTGCGGCGCCTGCAGCGGCCTGATGGTCCTGCAGAGAGATTATCGCACGATCAATCATCTCCTCTGCTGGATCTACTGGTACGTTTGCCAAACATGCGGAACTCAAACACCGCCATGCCTGACAACTGCCGAAGCAGACAATGATGTGGTGTGGGTGCCGATGGCGGCGCCGAAGCGGACGGAGGGAGGGGGGCATGGGCAATAATCGTAATCACAGGGCGAAGCGGCTGTCGGCGGACGAGTTTATCCGCATTTGGCAGGCAGCCGAGACGGTAGAGCAGGTTGCCGAGGAGACGGGGGCGCACTACACGGCAGTCCTAAGCCGGGCCCGGCGCTACCGGGAGCGCGGGGTACAGCTTCGGGAGTTGCAACGGAGCGTGCGGCCGCATAACTATGGCAACGACTGGGATGCGCTGCGGGCGTTGGCGGTCGAGCTGCGACCCGGTTCCGAGTAGGAATCTTATAGGAACCGCTTACGAAAAAGGGGGGAATCAACGATGGAAACGGCTCTGAGCATCATTCAGGATATGCGCCAGCCCGTTGTATCGCTCGTTACAGCGTTGGCGGAGGCGGGTGACCTGTCAGCGGACGAGTACCGGGCGATCTACGATCAGGTGGCCGCCGGCCGCTCGCTGCGCAATGTGGAGCTGGCGCTGCGGTCGGGGGTGACGTTCGGGTGGTGGGCGAAGTATGCGGCCGGGGAGAAGGTCCTCGACCGGGAGCGGAAAAACGAGCTGCGGACGTGGGCGGGGCTGCCGCTCCTCCCGCCGTCGGTGAGCGAGGCGGTAGCGGCGGGAGCGCATCCTGATGCGGCAGTGTACCAGGTGGGCGCGTCGCCAGCCAGCCGGGTGGTGCTGGTGGGTGCGGATGTGCCGGCGGTGAGTCTGCGGCTGAACGGCGCCTGCACGGTGGTGAGCGACGGCCCGGCCCTGGAAGCGCGCCAGCCTGCATGTACCGGGCGGTACAGCCGCAAGCCGGGCGGAACGATACATCTGACTAGGGGCACGTGGGAACGGCTGAATACGAGGCGTTTGCGTGCGGGGCAGTCGTGGGATGAGTTCCTGGCTGTGTTGGAGGAGAGCGATGGCCAGTCTGAATAATTTATCGGTCACCTTCGAGGTGGAGCCGATCGTCAAGCTGCTCTGCGAAGAGACCGAGTGCGAGCATAACCTGGTGAGCAAGCCTGGCGGATGGCTGGCCTGCAATCTGAAGCATGTCGTCATCGGGCAGGGGGGCGTGTGTGCGGACAGGGCGGTCAAGGTGGTCAAGAAGGAGGAATAATGGTAAAGGTAGCCAGAACATATACCCCACAGGAACTTATTGAGGGGGGTGCACACATACGGACAAAGGCAAATGTGATGGACGGTGCGCGACCGATAAAGGTCACGCGAGAAGCAGATGGCCGGAATCTAGTGTCCCTGCCGTTGCCGGACAAACTGTGCATTTCGACATGGACGATCGGTTACGATGACGACTTTGTTGAAACCATCCTGACGTTCAGATTCGCTAACATGCAGGCTCGCTATCGCGTGACCGGCGTGGACGATGGCGGCAGAACGCTGATCGGCGAGTTGATCCAGCAGAACGAGAAGCGCCTGGCGCCGTACATCCCGGTGGATCCGGAAACGCAGGGCAAGCCATCCTAGTAGCATGTGTTTATGAGTTGCGTGAGAGCGGCTAGAAATGGGCGGCAGCGCGGGGCCGCCCTTGCGACAAGGATGATCTAGTGGGGGGGAGAGGGTGGGGCTAGATGGCATCTGAGGCGACGGAGTACACGTCTTATCAACGGGGCGCTCTGGTGATGGCGGAATTGATGCGGGGACGGATGCTGACGACGACGGAGGTGATGAAGTTGACGGGGATGAAGCGCAGCGGGGCGTTGAAGCTGCTTGGGCAGTTGTGCGGGCTGCGGGAGTGCGCGGTGTATTTCGACGAGCGGTGCGCGACGTGGCGGATACTGAGGCGCTAGGCCAGAAAGGAGCTTTAGGGTAACGCGCCGTGGGGGTGCAGTAGTACGGTATGATAAGGCCAGGGTCCGAGACGGGGTCCTGGCTTTTGTTTGCGCGCAAACATGGCCGGAGAAAATAGAGTTCGTGTAACAAACAAATTGAGAAGATTCGCCACGGCTGCGACCCTGCGGGGTCGCAGCACAAGCCCAGAAGAACGGAACTTTTTCGGTACTTTTCTAGACAGGATGAAGCGATGCTGAAACCCTATCAGGTGCCACACGAGTGCGAGTCGGCGGAGATCGCTGAGAAGCTGGCGGCGTTGACGCCGCGGCAACGGCGGGCGTTGCGGTCATATGTGTGGCAGGTCGAGTTGGGCGAGAAGTCGTTGACGGCATGGCTGGCGTCACCGCTGTGCCCGCTGGCGCGCTCGACGTGGTATGAGTTGCGCGACCGTTGGGAGTTTCAGGCTGCGCTGGAGGCTTACAAGCGGGCGGGTCTGGAATGGCAGATGAGCCAGGAGCGGCGGTCGGTGGAGTCAGCGCAGCGGAAGCTGCGGCTGGCGACGAGCGGGGCAGCCGAGCGGTTGGTGGAGCAGACAAATGCTGATATTGGCAATCTGTTCAAAGTGGTGGAGCGGTGGACCGATGATCCGCTGCCAAGCCAGGAGATCATCGGGGAGGAGGAGCGGGAGGTCACGGACAAGAGTGGGAAGACGCAGATGGTGCGCTTCTACCTGGTGCGGCAGGCGGTGGTAGATCTTAATCGGCTGAAGGACCCCAGTTATTCGAGATTGGTGAGGAAGTTCTCTGATTCTCCGCGCTCAGGGATCAGTATCGAGTTGTACGATGCGCAGGCGGCAGTGGTCAAGGTCTTGGAAGCGCAGGGGGTGCTGCGCCAGTCGGCGTTGGGACTGAATGTGGATCTGGGCGGGTTGACGGACGAGCAGTTGGAGCGGATTGCGGCAGGCGAGGATCCGTTGCAGGTGTTGGCGGGACAACGGATGGGGAACGGGTAGGGGCGGGGTTACCGGGCGGGGCGATCCCGACCCTACATCCGAGTATGCTTATTATCGGTATCAGAAGCCAAGGTTGGCAGCGGTGGTGACGACGGGTTTGGCGGCGGAGACGCGGCTGGTGGGGATGGCAAGTTTGTTGAAGGCGCCGGAGGAGGCGTCCACCTGGTCGTCATGGGCGCCTTCGGGGAAGCTGGCGATTTCGGCTAGATAGGCAGCATTCCAGTCGGCACGGACGAGCTTGACATTGCCGGCCTCGCATTGGGCGGAGAAGGCTTCGGCTCGAATGACTTTGTCGGTGGACGGACGTTCGGCGTGGACGATGTAGCCGGCAAGGGTCGTGCGGATGGAGTTTTCGGCGGATTCTTTGCCGCCGGAGCCTTGCTCCTGTTCGATCCAGACAGGGACGGACCGGCCGTCAAGCTCGGCGGTCTGGCGGATGATTTTCTCTCGTTCGAGTGCTGACCATTGGCCCCGCACGACGTCCTCGATGATGTAGATTCCCTCTCTTGTTTTGGCGATCCTGACGCCGGCCGTGTAGTCGTTACGGCCGGCGGATCCCGCTTTATCCCAGAAGCGGACGCGGGCGACAGCGGAGACAGGGGCTGCGTGGATGATTTCGAACCAGGCGAGTTTGAACATGCCGCCTTCGGCCGGGAGGGGGCGCTGCTGATAGAGAGCGGTGAAGGCCCACGTGCCGAGGACGGTGCGAATCTTGGCCAGGTCTTCGGCGGTGAAGCGTTTGGGGCATAGGGATTCGCCCAGGGCACGACCGAGGGGATCGCCCGGTTCGGCCAGGGCCGGGAGGCTCAGGATTTCCCAGTTAGGACCGTCTTCGCTGGCCAGGATGCGGCCGGCGAGGTCATCTTCGTGCCAACGGGTCATGATGAGGATCATCGAGCCTCCGGGCTCCAGGCGGGTGTAGAGGTCCTGGGTGTACCAGTCCCAGACGCGCTCACGGTAGGCCGGGCTGTTGGCTTCTTCCCGTGATTTGACGGGATCGTCGATGATGATGAGGTCGCCGCCCTGGCCAGTGATGCCGCCGCCGACGCCGACGGCGCGCAGGCCGCCGCCGCGCGTCGTCTCCCAGTCCTCGACGGCGGTGCGTTCCTGGCTGAGGCTGAAGCGTTGGAGGGCGATGCGGCGGGACTTGCGCGAGAACTTGTCGGCGAGGGTCTGATTGTAGGCGCCGACGATGACGCGCATGGCAGGGTCGCGCTCAAGCCGCCAGACGGGATAGCGAACGGTGGTGAGCTCACTCTTACCATGGCGCGGTGGCATGAAGAGCATCAGTTTGCGGACGCGGCCGGCGGTGACCTGGTCGAGTTGGGCCTGGATCAGGCGCAGGTAGGGCCAGTCCCAGGTCCACCATGGGGTGATGATTGGGAGCCAGGCGTCAAACGAGAGCATCCCCTGCGTGGTTGCGTCCGCGTGTCGCCGGCGCAGCTCCAGCGCTGCCTCGGCCCGTAAGGAGAACGGTGAGCGGGTCTTCGCCCCGGCTGATGCGTTCAAGTTGTTCGTCCGTGCATTGAAGGAGGTCCAGGTTGAAGTTGTAGTCTTGCTGAGTTACCTTCGTGCCCTGCAGTTCGCCGATTTGTTTTTCGGCATCCAGCAGCACCCTCAGCCAGCGCGCGGATTTTGATTTGCTGAACTGATCCCACGCCTGCATTTTGATCTCGACCAGGTTGGCGATGCTTTGCGCCCGGCTGTCTACAATGGTTTTTTCCGCTTCTCTGCGCCACAGCTCCCGGACTCTCTGCATGTCTCGCTTGGCTGTGATCAGCGCATAGGGTGTCACATCCGAGTTCAGCGCAGCCTGGATGTCCAGCGATCCTGCCCCGCGCACCATCATGGCGGCTACCGATTGCAGCCGTTTGAGGATCTCCGTGTCCTTGTCCCATGCCACACTTTTCTTGTTGCGCATCAGCCTATAGTATCACCCTTCCCGTCTGCCAATGCTTTCAGCGCCAGCCTGGCCATCTCGGCGATGGCCGTCGGCACCGCAACGATATCCAGGTCCTCGCGCACCTTCTGCAGGGCATCTTTCCAGCCCTCGTAACTCTCGGCGTTCGCCAGGTAGATCTGGTCTACCTCCAGCTTGTTCATGATCGCGTCGACTGCGGCCTGGAAGTCGGTCGCCTGTGTGTTCAGGAAGAGCACCAGTACCTGTTTGGCGTACCGTTGCAAGTCCACATCGACTGGCTTGAAGTGCACCGGTTTGGGGATGTCGTCGAAGATTCGGGGGTCTACGAACGCCTCGAAGCGCGCCTGGATGTCCGTGATTTGGCTCCAGACCCGTTTCACCAGCTCCGGGTCATCCTGGCCTGCGATCGTGTTGTGCGCTAACTGTTTTGCCCGCACCCGCGAGGGCGCCAGCTCCAGGTAGAGCAGGATCAGGATCAACTTGACCCCGGCCGCCCGCGCCGCCCGGATCCGATGATGGCCCGAGATGATCTGGATCACGCCTCCAGCTTGCACGCACAGCGGAACCGATTCCAGTGTGCCCGCTTCCTGGACGTTGCGCGTCAACTGTTCCATCATAGCTTGCGGCATGGAACGCGGATTCACATCCTGCTCGCGCAGCTCGTCCACTTCGACGTAGCGCAGTTCCAGGCCGGGAGGAAAAAGATGCTGGCTCAGTTCGGCCAGGGTCCTGTTCACCTCGTCTTTGTTGCGAACTTCTGAAGCCATAAAGCCAGCGTCTCCTCGCGCGTGCGTTGCACGATGTTTCCGTAGTACGTCAGCTTGAACGTTCCGTCCTTCTGAGCCGCGCGCTTTGCCATCTCCATCCCTGTACCGCGCGCGGTCTTGTTCTCCGGGTGGGGTGTCAGCATCGTGCTCTGGACCCGCCGCGGGAGACCGGTGAGATCGACGTGTTTTTCTCGGCTGAAGATATCGTTCCAGAACCACTCAGACAGCATACTCAGCAGTGTGAGCTTGTGCAGCCTTTCGTATCGTTCGTGTGGCACCGTAAAGGCGAACGTCAGGTTCGCCGGGATGTCGCCGATCTCGTCGTCTTTGCTGCCGTGTCCGCTGCGCATGTTTGCTGTTGTGAACGCGAGGATTGCTGCGAGGCAGCCGTCCAACAGCAGACCTACGTATTTTTCAGACATGCTGCCTGGCAAGCGGTGGATGAAAAGGTCCTTGTAGTAGTCAGCGACGTCGCGTGGGATGACTCTCGCCTCGATCCGTGAATCCGGTTTCACCTCGCCCGTGAAGAGTTTGAATCTGGCCTCGCCCAGCGTGATCTTTGCCCGGCTTACCTGTGGCGGGATCGGGTTACGATTGGCGACGATCCAGTTGATCGCTGCGCTCTTACTGTTGCTGGGACGATCGGCAAAGACAGACTGCCACGGCTCGCCCCACAATGGCGCCGGGTCCTCATTGGGCGTCGCGTAGTACATCAGCGTCAAGGCGGGACTTGCGCCGAGCACCTGCATCAGCCGAGCGTAGTCTTTCTCAGTGAACTGCGCGACCTTGGGCTCGTCCCAGTCGAAGATCCGTTCGATTCCTTTGAACATCCGGCCATACCCGCCCGTGTACCGAGGCGGATTCACCAGCAGCAGCGCCTTCGGATCGCCTCGATACTCGTCCAGGGTCAGCCACATATCGCGCGCTTCGTACCGCAGCCCGCGCAGCGCCTGCGCCATCTCGACGATCGCTTCCATCAGTTGCCCGATGTAGTTTTCCGCCTCCTGCATCAGCTCGCGCTGGACGTGCTGGAGGAAGATCGTCTGATTTTTGCGGTCGTATTGCAGCACCCGGATCGCATACATCACCGCAGCCGCTTTGGCGATCGGGGCGCCGTCCACGTATTTCCGCACGAGCTCGCCGATCTCACCGGCCTCGGGCTTCAGATCAAGGCGCCAATCATTGCTCATGATGGCCATGCCGAGAGCCGTCGAGTATAGCGAAATGTCACCGCAGACGATCCGCTCCGTCGGCGCGCCCGCCTCACGCGCGACGGCTGCCAGTGAGAATGAGCCGCAGCACGGCACCACCACCACCGAGGCCTTGCTGGCCATCACTACGCTGGCGGTGTAACCGCGTGTCGGTCCGCGCGGGATGCCCCTAAACAGGATGTCTGGATTCGACATCGATCCTCCAGAACCGGGCAGGCTGATTTGAACAACCGTTTCCAGATTGAGCGTCTGGCGTCCTGACCGAGCCATGAGCCGGCTTGCGCCGACCCAGCACTAGACGATACCCGGACACAGCAAAATATACTATAGTCGCCCCACGATTCGGCGCGAGTTTCTGAATGTCTCCCGATTGTGCCGCTTGTTCACCCGCTGTCAGCAATTCCGGCCTGCGTACAGCCCCGCTAAGCAACGTAGTAACACCGCGCCATACTACCCTTCACCTGATCTACAATGCCCGCTTCCCCTTCGTATCGCCCCGTTTTTCACCTTAAGACATTGTGCAGTGCGAGATTCCTTTAACATTAACTCTCAAACGTCAGCAATCATCGCACACTTGCCGTCCGCCTGCATTCTTGCAGAAACAAAACACAACCCGTTTTCAGTAACCTATTGATTATATTATGCTGTCTGGTATAATAATAATGTAGACATAAGAACTTTGACAACCGCATAGCCCTCCCGGAACCTACGGACAAATGCTGACAGTCGGGAAAATCGGGAAACCCGCCCTACACCGCAAGGACAAGCGAACCTCCCCTCACTGAGTACCGACCCACAAACGCAAGAGACAACCCGAAAGGCGCAAGGTCCGGAACAAGAGGCAACAGTACGCGAAACGCCCCGGCGAAAAGCCGGACACCGCCCGACATCACCAGCGCGGCGGGAACATCGCCGGGGTGTCACCGGGAAAGCGGCCCGGTCTGAATGAGCGATTCATATCCCATAATCTGTCTACCCGGAAGGAGAACCCACCATGAAGCCCAAACTCACCGCCAAGGAACTCTACTACAGCGATCGTTGCCAGAACTATGAGGCCCTCACGCCGGCCCAGCAAGCGGTCTTTCGAGGCAGCGTCACCTGGCGCGCCAGTCACGCCTACCTGGGCAGCGAGGAGGCCACGTACATCGAAGCCATCTGCAAGCGCATCGAGATGCCGGTCCCGTCCATGTTCTCCGCCGAAGAGACGGCTGAGCGCAATGCTCATCCGATGCTCCGCCAGATCATGGTCCCGATCTACAAGCTGCTGATGGTCAAGGATTCGTCAATCCGGGCCGCCGTCCCGAACAAGGTCAAGCAGCCGGCCGACATCTACAATCTGCTCACGGTCTACTCGCAGGGCTTGGATCGCGAGCACCTGATCGTCATCATGCTCGACACGAAGAATGCCGTCATCGGCATCAACACGGTGACGATCGGCAGCCTCAATTCCGCAGTCGTCTGTATGCGAGAGGTCTTCAAGCCGGCGATCCTGGCCAACGCGGCCGCCATTATCGTCTCGCACAATCACCCGTCGGGTGACCCGACCCCATCCGCTGAGGACGTGGCAGTCACCCGCCAGATCGTGGATGCTGGGAAGCTGCTCAGCATCGACGTTCTCGATCACATCGTTTGCGGCGATGGGCGCTATGTCTCGCTCAAAGAGCGCGGGCTCGGATTCTAGCCTAGTAGGGGCAGGAGGATAAGATGCCGCAAGATGAGTTGTTCGATACGACGGAGGCCTCGCCGCTGTTCGCCGGCATTCCGGTGCCGGCGACGCATGATGAGCGACCGGCTAGACATCCCAGCTTCAGCCAGCAGGCTCTGTTCTGCTTTCGGTGCCACACTCAGTCCATTCAATTGCTGCTGGCCCGCGACGGCCACCGCTACTGCGCTGCGTGCGCACAGACACTGCCGAGGAGATAACCCATGACCGAGATCATCTCCATTCCCGTTTCTCAGATCATTCCAGGAGCCAATGACCGCAAGATCTTCGACCTGGCGAAGCTACAGGATTTGGCGGCCAGCATCGCCGAGCACGGCCTGGCGCAGCCGATCACCGTGCGTCCCATCGGCAACCGCTGCCCGGTCTGCGGCAGCATCCTGAGCGGTCAAGAGTTCCTCTGCTATGACCGTTCGCACAAGTCGTTCATCACATCCGAGACGATCTACCAGATCGTCGCCGGCGAGCGCCGCTTCAGGGCGATCAGCGAGGTATTGAAGCTGGCGACGGCGCCGTGCATCGTCCGGGAGGACCTGGACGACGAGGCCGCCAGCGCCATCATGCTGGCGGAGAACACGGGGCGAGCCGATCTGAATCCCATTGAGGAGGCTAACGCCTACCAGGTCCGTAGCGATCGTTTCGGCTGGACACCGGAGCACATTGCGGAGGTGGCCGGGGTGAGTGTGGAGACGGTGAAGCAGCGCCTCTCACTGCTCCGGCTGATCCCGGATGCGCAGACCCTCGTGGCGCACGGTCATCTGCCTATCGGCCATGCGGCAGCGCTGGCCACCCTCGACAGCTACCGCCAGGTCATCGCGCTGCGCGTGTACCAGGAGAGCAAACACCTGCTGCCCCTGGCTGATTTCCGCTCCATCGTCTGCCGGCTGGAGGACGAACAGAACCAAGACGCTCTGTTTGATCTCGAAGCCTACTTCGTCGCCGTCGCCCAGCAATCCGACCAGCCCACGCGCGGCAAGGATGCGGCGGTGCGGGTACCCACCCGAGCCGATCTGCCGCCGGTCAGGTTGCTCCAGAAGAGCAACGCCAGCACGATCATCGCAGAATACATCGCTGAGCTACAGCAGGCCGGCCACGACATCGAAGCCGCGACCATCGGCACGCTCTATGATGCATTGATCCGTGGGAACTTCATGCGCGTTCCGTTGACAGTCCGCTAACCGTGCGGTATAGTATTTTCACAACAAGGAGCAATCTCATGTCTGCCAAGCCCAAAATCTACACTATCGGCTACAGCGGTCGCACTCCGAGCGAGCTACTGGAGATCGTAGAGCTCCTCGGCGCGCAACTTGTTGATGTACGCTACTCTCCCGCCTCCCGGCTGCCGCAGTGGTCCGGGCTGCGGCTTCGCCAGCTCTTCGGCGAGCGGTATACTCACCTGCGCCAGTTCGGCAACGTCAACTACAAGAACGGCGGACCGATCCAACTCGTGGATTACGCGTCCGGCAAGGTCTATCTCGATGCACTGGAGCGCCCTGCCATCCTGATGTGCGTGTGCTCCAACCCGGCCATCTGCCATCGCACCACTATCGCTAACTTGCTGCGGGCCGATGGCTTCGAGGTAGTGGAGTACCATGACGCCCGGCCGCCCAGTGATGCCATGGCCATAGCGCCCAACCCGCAAATGGAGTTGTTTTGATGGAGCTGTTTTCGACGGCTGAGGCGGCTGCGTATCTCGGTGTCAAGCCGGAGACGGTCAAGTATCATGTGTACCAGGTGAAGGACCTGGTCCCTGATAAGCTGGTTGGTAAGACCCTCGTGTTCACGCGGGAGACACTGGACGAGTTCATGACGCGCAAGCGGTCGGTTGGGAGGCCGGCGACGAAGTGACCTGACCTCGCGTCCCCTCGCCTACACCGTGTAGGCGAGGGGACGTTTTTTGTTTGGCGCCCTGCAGTCCCCGGCTGAGGATTGTAGGGCGCTTTTTTTGGTTTAACCGTGGGATGAGTTTGAAGATCACGCGCTGTTAAGGCGGTGGGGTGTGATATTTTGGACGACAACAGGTTCCGATAAGAGGTGTACTCGGTGGTGGGGAGGGGTGGCATGGCAGCTCCATTGTTCAGTGTGTTGAGTCAGGCGTTTAGCGAGGCGTTCACGCTGCTGGCGAGTGCGGCCAGGACGGTGACAGTGGGGACGAATGGGGCGGCGGTGGCGGGGTTCGGGCGCTTCCGCCGTTTGATTTTGCTGCTGGATGTGACGGCGGCGGCGACGGATGCCGGGGATACGCTCGATGTCTACGTGGACGGGTCGGTGGATAATCTGACCTGGTTCAACGTGGCGCATTTCACGCAGGTGGTGGGCAACGGCGGGGCGAAGAAGTTCGTTGCGGTGTTGGATGCCTCGAATCCGGGCACATCGGTGTTCGATGTGACGGCGGATGCGGCGGCGGGCGCGGTGCGGCCGGCCGCTTTTGCGTTGTATCTGCGGGCGCGCTGGGTGATCGTGGATGCGGACGGGGATGGCGGTTTCACGTTCAGCGTGACCGGCTATGGTCAGTAGGCGGGCGTGTGGAACGGGTGTGTCAGAAATGCGGGCGGGTGTATCGGGGGCTGGTGTGCCAGGCGTGCCATCCGAGGCGGAAGAAGGCGGAGGCTGAGGTCAAGTCGAAGGCTGAGGTCAAGGCTGAGACTGAGGCTGAGGTCAAGGCGAGTGAGGATGTGTGATGAAGAAGCAAGTTGCAGTGAGCCGGCCGCTGGCGGAGGTGACGAAGGGATCGTTCGAGTATGCGGCGGACGAGGTGGGGCGGGCGTTCCGGAATGAGTTTGGGGCGCCAGAGTCGCCGGGGATGGCGGAGTACTACCCAGTTGAAACGTTCTCGGATGCGCTGATCGTGTCCGAGTGGTCGAGCGACGAGGGACCGGACGAGTTCTATCGGGTGCCGTACACGAGGGACGCCGACGGGAAGATCGTCTTCGCAGTGCGGGATGCGTGGGAGCCGGTGGAGCTGACGTATCAGGCGCGGACGGAAGACGAGGGTCAGGGGACAGGGGTCAGGGGTCAGGAGTCGGTGGAACGGGCGCCAGGCCAGCGCCGGCGGCTGGAGGAAAACGTGGGGCCGCGGGCGGAGCTGGCGGAAGGGGCTGCGGGCAATGGGGCGACGCGGCGGATTCGGATCGCCGGGCTGATGCAGGCGGGAGTGATCAACGGGAACGGGCGGCGCTATCCTGCGCACGTGCTCGAGGCGGCGGTCGCGGAGTGGCGCGATCATCTGCGCGAGAGTGCCGGGCAGGGCCGTTTGAAGATACTGACGGGCGAGGTGGAACATCCGGGCGACAAGGGGAAGCGGGGCGCGCAGTTCCTGGAGACGGTGGTGCGGTGGACGAATGTGACGTTCGACGGCGCTAACGTGGACGTGGCAGGCGAGTTGATCTTGACCACACGGGGACGGGATGTGGCGACGCTGATGGAGTCCGGCGTGCGGCCTGGCGGGTCCGTCAGGGGTTTCTACGAGGCGAAGGTGGTGCGGGAAGGCGACCGGTCGGTTGAGGATGTGGCGTGGTGCCAGATCACCGGGGCCGATCTGGTCGGGGATCCGTCGTTCGAGAATGCGGCGGATTTGTTGGAGAGCAGAGCCAGGGGACAGGGGTCAGGGGACAGGAGTCAGGAGTCAGGGGTCAGGAGTCAGGGGTCCGACCTGGACGAGAGCAATAGGGGAGATGACGAGATGGATGCTGAGACGCTGGCTGAGATGATCAAGGCGCATCCCGAGCTGTTCAAGGGGATCGTGGCCGAGAGCGTGAAGGAGATGACCGAGGCGCAGCGGGTGGATCTGGAGAAGCAGATCCGCACGGCGCTGGGGGTCGGGGAGTCGGCGGACCTGGTGCAGGCGCTGACCGAGGCGGCCGAGGCGAAGAAGCAGATGGCCGAGCAGGCCCGGGTGAAGGCGATCACTGAGGCGGTGACCGCGGCGACGAAGGACCTGCCCTACGGCAAGGCGCTGAACGAGATGTTCGCCGTCGAGCTGCGCGAGAGCGTGCAGGATGCGGGCGAGGTGGCGGCCAGGGCGGCCGGGCTGCGCAAGCGGTACGATGCCATGAGGAGCGCCGCGATTCTGGGTGGCATGGGGCATGGCGTCCAGGTGCTGGGACCGGTGATCGAGTCTGAGGCCGGCGTGCCGGAGTTCGCCCGGGCGAGCCACGAGTTCACCGAGAGCATGATCGCCCGCGGCATCGCGACCCGGCGCAATCTGCGCGAGTCGACGAAGGTCAACGACGTGATGGCGCGGCGGGTGCTGGAGCGGTTCGACCAGGTCAACCGACTGCCGCTGATGCGCGAGGCGCAGCTCCAGGAGACCGAGCTGAGCACCGATCTGAACCTGCCGTACTCCGTGAGCCGGGCGATCCTGGCCGAGGTGTGGCCGTCCCTGATCGCCACCAGCATCTTCGATGTGGACGTGACCGATCAGTCCCCGACTCGCGTTTATTACGAGGACTACGCGGACGTGAGCGGCAAGCACGTGGCGGTCACAGACGAGGCCGTGACGCTGGAGACGGGCGAGTGGGTGAGCTTCGCTCACAAGATGGTCCAGCCGGGCACGGTGGTGGTGCAGCTCGCGAACGACACGGGGACCTACGTCGAGGGCACGGACTACGTGATCGACTATCTCGACGGGGCGATCTGGGGGCTGGGCGCGAATATCGCGGACCATACGGCGCTCCATGTCGACTACCACTATGACTCGGTGCGCGAGGGCGAGAATACCGAGATTCAGCGTGGCAAGGCGACGCTGGCCTACGGTACGCTCGACTGCAAGGCCAATCGGCTGGCGACCCAGATCACCAACGAGGCGATCGTGTTCTCCCGCTCGCAGATGGGGTGGGATGCGACGGCCCGGACGCTGGCGATGCTGGTGGCTGAGCTGCGCCGGGAGATCGACGCGGCGCTGATGTTCAACGCGCTGGGGCAGGCGTTGAAGGTGGCCACCAACTCCGGCGGCACCTGGACGGCGGCCACCGATCCGCTGATCGACCTGGTCAGCTACATCGGCATCGCCAAGGTCAAAGTGGAGAAGCGGTACTTCGAGCCGACCTTCGTGCTTGTCTCCTCGACGACCTCGGACACCCTGGGCAACTGGGACGGCTTCACCGCGGCGGGCAGCCGCGCCGATGTGGCGTTGAACGCCAACGGCTACGTCGGGCGGGTCAAGGGTCTGCCGGTGTTCAAGAGCACCGAGTTCTCCGACGCGTACGCGTTGGTCGGCAACCGGCAGGTGGTGCACTACCGCATCTACCAGCCGATGGCGCTGAAGGGGCCGTTCCCGTCCTACGGGACGAACCGGCTGCTGGTGGCGGCGGATCAGTGGTATGCCGAGCAGTACGACGGGGCGATCAGCCCGGTGGCGGGAAAGGCGAGTTACGCGAAGATTGCGTAGAGTTGTCAGTTGTCAGTTTTCAGTTGTCAGTCCGGGGGGCGTGACTGAAAACTGAAAACTGACAACTGAAGACGTCTCCGAGTATCTTCGTTATGGGAAGCGTGGAGGGGTGAGATGAATAGGCCAAGCAAGGGGCAGATGGGCTGGGGCATTGTGGTGGTGGTGATGGTGCTGGCCAGTCTGTTCTTCGGGGTGAAGTTGCCGATTCCGCCTGAGCCGGAGCCGGAGCCGGTGGTGGAGAGCGGGACGTCGCGTGCGCTGGCGGACAGGTACTTCGAGTCGCTGATCGTTGACAAAGAGCTGATCGTCAACGGGACGACGAATCTGACGGGCTCGGCGAGTTACGGGGCGAATGCGGTGTTCGAGGGCGCGACGGCGGACGCTTACGAGACAACGCTGGCGATCACCGACCCGACGGCGGATCGGACGATCACGTTCCCGAACAGCTCGGGGACGGTGACGTTGAATCCGCTGGGCGAGAGTACGGAGTTTGAGGGCGCCACGGCTAATGAGTTTGAGACCACGCTGGCGGTGACGGATCCGACGGCGGACCGGACGCTGACGCTGCCGGACGAGACGGCGGCGGTGATGGTGTCGAGCCTGACAACGAACGCGACGGATGCGGCTAACGCGGTGACCGGGGCCTCCAACGGGCTGGTGTTCGAGGGGTCGGGGGTAGACAACTTCGAAACTACGGTGTCGGCGACCAATGCCACGGCAGATCGCAGCGTAGTGCTGCCGGACGCCGGCGGGACGCTGATGCTGTCGAGCCTGGCGACGAATGGGGCCGACGCGGCGAATGCGGTGACGGGGGCCTCCAATGGGCTGGTCTTCGAGGGCGCCACGGCGAATGATTTCGAGGCGACGATCACGCCGACCGATCCGACGGCAGATCGCACGGTTACACTGCCGGATGCGTCCGGTACGGTGGCGCTGACGTCGCAGGCTGTGGACATGACGCTGACGGCCGATGCGACCGGCGGCAATGCGGGCGCCAAGACGGAGTACATCGGGTTGCCGCGCATCAAGCTGATCGGCGGCGGGCAGGGGACGAATCCCGGCTCGCAGACGATCGCGCTGGTGGACGATACGCCGGATGGGGAGTTCGCGCCGGTGGACGCCAGCGTGACCGAGAGCCTGGAGGCGGTGTACTACAAGCACGGCACCAAATCCTACGGGGCCGCCTGGGACGTGGGCGCGGTGGCGACGGATGGGTTTATCGACGCGAACCTGGGCGCGGGTGCGGCCTGGGATGACATGGAATCGGTGGGTCTGCTCGTCTACTCGACGGCGACGTGGGCGGCCGGCGATCTGACGCTGGTGCTGACGGATGACGGCGGCGCGCGCACATACAACATCCCGGCGTTGACGGCGGCGAATGTCTGGACGTGGCTAGAGGTAGACATCTCCGCCGGCGATCTCAGCGCGGTGTCGGATGTGGCGATCCTGATGTCAGCCCAGGGCGAGACGAACCTGGGCGCGTTCACGATGTACCTGGACATCGGCTATGTCTGGGATGCGGCTGATGAAGAGGCGCTCGGCGTGGCGATTCAGCAGGACGGCGTGCTCGGGGTGATCAATACGGAATCCGGGGCGCAGCTCGCCGAGTTGACCGACTACATCGTGCATTACGAATCCGGCGTCGATTTCCTCGTGTACATCACCGATCAATCGACGGCGGATATCGCAGTGCTGGCGGCGTACTAGACCAGGGTCGCAACACGAAGCGTAAGATTGCTTCGTCGGGTTGCGAACCTCCTCGCAATGACAGGCTACAGGGCCAGTGCTGGGGCGGTGGGGTCCTCCTCTCCATCCGCCGGTTGCACCAGCACGGGAGATGTGGGAATCCGAAGGCCGGATGCGCAGGCCTGCTGGCCCTTTTTGAGACACGGAGACACGGGGACACGGGGACGGAGGTGAGTATGCGGGTGGTGTTGACGCAGAAGCGGGTGGTGGGGCATGTGATGCGGTATCCTGGTGAAGTGGTCGAGATCCAGGAGACAGAGGACAGGGGTCAGGAGTCAGGAGTCAGGGACCAGGAATCAGGTGATACGGGGGTCTCCATGCCTATCGTGCCGGAAGCTGCGCCGCTCAAGTCTTCACGTCGGGGACGTAAGCTATGAGCACGGCGCTGACGACATTGTCGGCGCTGCTGACGACGGCGGTGCCGGCGCAGAACGGGGTGCCGTCGACGGCGCAGTATACGCAGTGCTGCAAGGACGCGGCGGCGGACTACGGGGAGCGGCGCCCGGTCAAGAAGGTGGCAACGATCGCTATCGTGTCGGGGACGGCGGCGTATGCGCTGCCGGCCGATTTTGTGCGCGAGATCCAATTTGATTCGCTGATGGGATCGGGCGAAACGCTGGTGACGGCGACCGGTCTGATTGCCATGGATGCGGACCTGGATGAGATCTATACGTTTGCGGGCGGTTACCTCACGATTTACCCCACTCCAAGTTATTCGCTCGACCGGGATCTCCTCTATGCGGCCGGGCACGTGCTCGATGTGAATAGCTCCTATCCCGACATGACCGCGGCGGATGCCCGGATCGTGCTGCTGAAAGCCCAGCAATTGGCGCTCGATCTGCAGGGGAATGTATCGGCCCAGAGCGGGTGGAAATACCAGATCGGCGACGAGATGGTGGACAAGAGCGGGCTGGCCGGGAAGTACCGGGATCAGGCGGCGTATCTGCAGAAACAGTACGAGGATGCGATCCTCAAAGCGGCCGGGTCAGTGTATGGGCAGCGCGGGTGGGTGTCGGCGACGCGGTAGTTCCGAGTAGTGTGATTATAGGCAGGGATTGCTTCGGCCTCCCACTCCGCTCCGCTTCGGGGACAGGTGTGCGGGCCTCGCAATGACAGGTAAGAGAGATGTTGAGCGCGGCGGACTGGACGCAGATGACGGCGGATTTGGCGGCGGTGCGCGGGGATAACCCGGTGAGCATCACGCTGCGCCGCGGGGCGACGACGGTGGCGGCGCAGACGGTGCGGGTGGCCAGGATTACTTCGGCGGCCGGGGCGGCCGGGGGGAATCGGTCGGAAGAGTACCGGGGAAGGGCAGTAATCCTGGGATCGACGACGCTGGACATTCAGGTGCAGGATCGGTTTACGATTGCGGGGGCGGTGTATCGGGTGACGATCGTGCGGCCGAACCGGCGCGCGGGGGTGATGGCTGAGGCGGAGATGGTGGAATGACGGGGACGGGGCGACACGGGGACCACGGGGACGGGGAGAGACGGGGATGGCGAGGTCGGGGTTTACGTGGACGAAGCCGCCGAGTGCGGAGCTGATTCCGGGGGTGCTGGCCTACGGCGAGAAGGTCAAGGTGGCGATCCGGGCGGTGGCGGAGTACATCGCGCAGAAGACGCAGGCGGAGATGCGCCAGTCGGCGCCGTGGGAGGACCGGACCGGGAACGCTAGGACAGGCCTGTTTAGCGTGGTGGATGAGGCAGCGGGCGACCTGGTGACGATCTGGCTGAGCCACGGGCATACGATGTATTACGGGGTGTTCCTCGAGCTGGCGCACGGGAAGAAGTATGCAATCATTATGCCGACGATTGAGGCGAATCTGCCGGTGATCGAAGGGATGTTGAAGCGGGTGTTTGCGTGATCCTTCGACTGCGGGCCGCGGAGTGATGCGGCCCTCCGCTCAGGATGACAGGCGATGCGTAGGGTAGGGTGAGCGATGGGACTGATTGATCGGATCGCGGCGGTGTTCAGGCGAACGGAGGTGGCTCCTACGCGGACGACGAGCGCGGAGATGCCGCAGCCGGGCCGTGGGCCGCTGGAGCTGGCGGGCGAGTGGCGCGCGGCGAGCGATCGGAAGGCCATCGTGAAGGCGTGCCGGGAGATGTACGCGAATGACCCGCGCGGCGAGGCGGTGATCACCACGTTGGGGCGCGATATCGTGCGCGGCGGGTTCGATGTCGAGGTTACGGCTCCTGCTGGCCAGGCCGAACGGGCGGAGCAGATTGCCGACGATTTGACGGTGCGGCTCGACCTGGCGCAGCGGCTCGACGACTGGGTGCGGCTGACGCTGCGGGACGGCGATTCGTTCCTCGAGCTGTCGGTGGACGACAGCCTCAATATCAGCCAGGTGACCCGGAAGCCGACGCTGGAGGTGCGGCGCTACTCGAACAGCCGGGATCAGTTCGACGATCCCCGGCGGGCGTTCTGGCAGGGTGACGAGTGGGCGGTGGAGCCTCCGGGCGATGCGGTGTGGTTCGCGCAGTGGCAGATCATCCACGCCCGGTGGGCACACGACGAGGGGAGCCGCTACGGGCGGCCGCTGTTTGCGAGCGCGACGAAACCCTACAAGCGGATGAGCGAGGGGGAGACAGACATTGCGGTCAGGCGCAAGACGCGGGCAGGGATGAAGTATCTGCATCAGTTCCCGGCAGGCACCGACCGCACGGTCATCGAGGAGTACAAGCTGCTGAACCGGGATAGCATCGACAATCCGCTGGCGGCGATTGCCGATTACTTCGGGACGGTGGACATCAAGGCGATCAGCGGGGATGCGCAGCTCGGGCAGATCGAGGACGTGATGCACCACATCCGCACCTGGTGGCTGGCCTCGCCGGTGGCGATGAGCCTGTTGGGCTATGGCCAGGACCTGAACCGGGATGTGCTCGACAAGCAATCCGAGCAGTACCAGATGGCGTTGATGGGTCTGACGGCGTTCCCGGAGATAGAGATCGTGAAACCGTTGCTCGAGCGGCAATGGCTGCTGCAGGGCATCCTGCCAGCGGGGCTGACCTACCGGATCAAGTGGCGCAATAAGCAGCTCATCACGGCGGCGACGGTTTCGCAGGCGACGGATGCGGCGCTGAAGCTGATGGCGCTCGGACGGCCGGATGTCGCGGCGCAGGTGCTGGCGTTGTTGTTGCCCGGGCTGGACATCGATCCTGCTGTGAGTCCTGAGCCGCCGGCCACGCGCCAGGCTCCGGGTCCGGAGACGCGGGCGCGGCCGGCCCGGATGGCGCAAGTCGCTGATGAGCTTGGGGTATAGGCGTGGCTGAGCGGACGCTGGCGGATATTCCGGCATCGAAGGTGTGGCAGGCGCAGCAGGCGGCGCTGATGCGGTTGCAGCTCTACCTGGTGGTGCGGACGCATGAGGTGCTGAGAAGCGTGCTGGCGGATTGCCGGGACGCGCTGGAGAAGGCGTATCAGGGGGCGGGCGTCAGCGGTCAGGATGCCGGCGTGTGGGATGCGCTGAGCACGTACCTGGCGATCGAGGGGGTGACGAAGGCGTGGCGAAAGGGCTTCGACGAGTGGAAGTCGCTGTTTGAGGCGCTGCGCTGGGAGGCGGGGACGCTGCCGTTCGGGACGTTGGCGGTGTTGCATCGGGAGGCGTTCGCCGATCTCACGCAAAGTCGCAAAGTCGCAAAGGAATCATTGTCTCCTCTTCAGGAGGCCGGGTCCGGCGTGGTGTTTGAGCCGCAGTTGCAGGGGTTGCTCAACGCGGCGCGGGATCGGGTGTGGGGGGATGGGTTCAATCTGTCGCAGCGGATTTGGCGGTTGGACCAGGAGGGCCTGGAGGGGATCCGGCGGGTCGTGTACGAGGGCGTGGCGAAAGGGGATAGCGCCTGGAATGTGGCGAAGAAGCTGGAGCCGTTCCTGGGAGCGGGGCAGGATTGTCCACGGTGGGGCCGAAGCCGGTTGTCGAAGCTGACGAAATCGGACATTGCCGGCGGGGATCGAACGGCGCTGTACACGGGGGATGCGTGCGACGGACAGGGGGTGGCGTACAACGCATTGCGCCTGGCCCGGAATGAGATCCAAATCGCGCATCACCGGATGACCGATGAGCTGATGAGCCGGGTGCCGTGGATCGAGAAGGAGCAGGTGCATCTGTCGCCGGCGCACCCGGAAGAGGACATCTGCGACGACGTGATCAGTAACGGGGAGAAGGGCGAAGGGATCTATCCTGCGGGAGAGATCCAGTTGCCGCTCCATCCTCAATGTCTTTGCTACAAGACGGCGCTGCAGATGAAGCCCGACGAGTTTGCCGATAAGCTGAACGGGTGGCTGAAGGGTGAGAGTTGGCCTGAGATGGATGAGTACGGAGCGAGCCTGGGAACGGGGCGCAGCGGGATTGCGGACGTGAGCCTGGCGGTGGGGATCACACAGCGGATTCTGGTGTGGCTGTGGGGCAAGGCGGACGATCTGGACGCGGCGGTGGGGTGATGTTTGCGCGCAAACGGGCGCGACGGCGGGCAAACGTCCGAGTAGCGGCATTATGGGAATGGAGTCGGTGATGTATGGGCGTGCTGGTGGTGGCTCCGAACCGGCCGGATTTGCCGAACGTAACGCAAGAAGCGGCGGCGGTGGTGAATGCGCTGGGCGGGCGCCTGCTGCAGGGGCCGGTGGCGGAACAGGATGTGCGCGACGCAGCCGCCGAGGGCGGCTTCGACGGGATCTGGTTCGCCACACATGCCGGGCTGACGCCGGAGGGGGAGGTGCGGGTGCAGCTCTCCTCGGAGCTGCTGAGCGAGGCGGCGGTGGTGGCGTATGTGGCGGCGTCGGGGGCGTCCTGGTGTTTTCTGAATACGTGCGGGTCCAACGTACTCGGGCTGCGCATCCTGGACGAGACGCCGGCGGATGTGATTTGCACGGTGAGCCCAAACCCGGACCCCACGGCGATGCGCACGGGCGTGCTGTTCGCCAGGCAGTTGGCGCTGTTGGGCGACCCACGGGCAGCCTATGAGCGGTCGAAACCGGGCGGGAATCGGCTTTACACGTACCTGGACAACTACAGGCGGCGCGAGATGGCAGCGGTAAACAACAATCCAGCCGGCAATTTTGTGGGGTATCCGGCGTCAGACCGATTGCAGGCGACAATGGATGATATGCGGAAAGACATGGCAAAGGTCGGGGCAGACGTTGAGGTACTCAAATCACAGACGGCCCGGATCGAGACGCGCCAGCAGCGGATGGAGGACCGGCTCGATGAGATCGAGCGGGTTTTGCAGCCGGCGCCAACCTGGCAGACGTGGGCGATGTTGCTCTTCGGCTTGATCGCCTGTATCGGGATCGTGTTTTTGTTGATGCGCGCGGGGGGTTGATCTATGCCGATCGTTTACGCGCTGCTGTGCGGGATGCTGATCTACGTTGCGATCCTGGCGCTATTCGGGCGGCGGATGATCTGCAATCGTTGGGCGCTGGCGGTGGGCAGCCTGTCGCTGGCGGTGTCGTTCGCGATGCTGGCGCTGAGCACGTCGGGGATCACCCGGCATGGGACACATACGCTGCTCACGCGGGCCGGTTTTATCGGGTACGGGGTGAGTCTGGCGGTGATCATCGGCTGGTATTGGCTGGCGGCCTGGCGGTCCAGGGGGCGCGCTGAGTGAGTGCCGATAAGGGCGATACTGGGTAATGAGAGACACGATTCGGGCTTATTTGGCGGCTGACACGACGTTGATGGCGATTCTCACCGGGGGGCTGTACGCAGGCGGAGAGATCAGCCGGCAGGATACGGCCGCGGCGTTCGATGCGAACAAGGAGATTTTGCCGTGCGGGTTGGTAGCCCTCGAGGCGCAGGTGCCGGGCGGGCCGTTCACGGCGAGCGGGATGACGAGCGAACGGCTGTTCTTCACAGTAACGTTTTGGCAGCGGAGTGGGTACACGTCCATCGATGCGGCGCTCGACGAGACGTTCGTGCGGCTGCATGATTCGAAAATCGGGCAGGGGACGAAGCTGTGGACGGTGCGGCACGCGGAGGATTCGGCAGACCTGATGGATCCGGGGCTGCTGTGTCCGATGAAATACGGGCGGTACGAGATGATCCGGAGAAGGTCGTGATGTTGCGGTCGTGCATGTGTACGCAGGCGCAGTTGGAGTCTAGGATGTTCCAGGCGTGGGGAGCGCGCTTGGGGGAGCGGCCGCGACATTTGCACCGCAAGGTGTGGGAGTATTGCTACATCAGCCAGGCGCTCGACGAGCGGGGGTTGTTGGGGCCGGGGCGGCGAGGGTTGGGGTTTGCGGTGGGGCAGGAGCCGCTGCCGGCGATGTTCGTCAGCCTGGGCTGCAATGTCGTGGCGACGGATCTGGACGCGACAGAAGCGGGCGCACAGGAGTGGGCGGCGCGGGGAATGCACGCCGATTCGTTGGAGTCGCTGAACGGCCGGGGGCTGTGCGAGCCGGCGCTGTTCCGGGAGCGGGCGAGTTTTCGTTGCCTGGATATGCGGGCGCTGCCGCCGGTGGCCGAGCTGGGCCGGTTCGATTTCATCTGGTCGGCGTGTGCGCTGGAGCACCTAGGGACGCTGGAGCGTGGAGAGCACTTCATTTTCCAGTCACTCCGGTATCTGCGGCCGGGCGGGGTTGCGGTGCATACGACAGAGTACAACGTGGCGTCGAATACCTCGACGATCACGGCGGGGCAGAGCAATATCTTCCGGCGCCAGGACCTGGAGCGGATCGGGGCCGATCTGCGCTGGATGGGGTACGGGGTGGACCTGGATTTTGCGGATGGGGATCGGCCCGGTGATGGGGTAGTGGATCCGTTTCCGTACACGGGTGAGGTGCATTTGAAGCTGCTGCTGGGCGGGTATGTGGCGACGTCGTTCGGGTTGATTATCGAAGCCCCTTCGACGAGCTCAGGGCGCGGGGATAAGGGGGGAGAGTGACGAAGACGTTCATGGGGCATCAGATGCCGATGGATGGGTACGGCTACGGGACGATCAAGATCGCCGAGCAGCTCCGGCCGGCCGGGTGGGAGGTGATCGATATGTGCACGGCCCACGGCGCGTACGATCTTGGGGATGGCCGGAGCTGGTGGTTGGATGGCCAGGTCGTAGCGCTGTGTATGCCGGACTGGCTGCCACGGATCGACGCGTCCGATGGGGTGATCGCGTACACGATGTTCGAGGCGACGAAGCTGCCGGCGGGCTGGGCAGCGGAGATCAACCGGTACGCCAGGGCGTTGATCGTGCCGTGCCAGTGGAATGTGGATGTGTTTCGGGAGAACGGGGTGACCGTGCCGATTCATGTGGCGAAGTGGGGGGTGGATGCGGAGGACTATCCCCTCTCACGCAAAGGCGCAAAGACGCAAAGGGGACCTTACACCTTCTTATGGAGCGGGACGCCCGATAGGCGGAAAGGGTACGATTTGGCGTACCGGTGTTTCTTCCAGGCGTTCGGGCATGATCCCGATGTGCGGCTGGTGATGCACTTCCGGCGGCGGCCGCTGGGGTTGACGGGAGTGCGGGACCCGAACGTGAAGATCATCGAGGGGATGTTCGACCGGCCGGTGCTGCGCTCGATGCTGCGGCGGGCGGATGCGTATGTGTTTCCCTCGCGCGGCGAGGGGTGGGGATCGCCGCCACGCGAGGCGGCTGCGACCGGGCTGCCGGTGATCGCGACGAATTACGGCGGACTGGCAGATGAAATCGAGCACTGGGCGCTGCCGTTGCGGGTGGCGGGATTTTCGCCGGCGGATTATGGCTGCGCTGAGTGGGATGATCTCGGCGAGTGGGCGGAGCCGGATCCGGAGCATCTGATTGAGCTGATGCGCTGGTGCGTCGAACATCGGGACGAGGCGGCGGCCGGCGGGCGAGCGGCGGCCGAGTGGCTGCAGGCGAATGCCGGGTGGGAGCGGACGGCGCGGCGGGTGGCTGAGGTGGCGGCGGAGACCTGACAGATTTGCGAAACCTGTCAGGTCTGGCCCAGCGGCGGCGGCGATTGTGGGGAGCCTACGGCCCCCGGTCGCGGCGGTGCGCTGTGGGATGTGGGTGATGAGAGTAGGGCGAGAGATTGCTTTGGCGCTGCGGCGCCTCGCAATGACAGGACGATAGGAGATAGGGAGATGGGTGAGATTGCGATGGCAGGGTACGGGCAGTATCCGTTCGGGATCCGGCAGATCATCATCGTCAACAGCGGCGGCACGAGCTACACGGCGCTGCCGGCGGCGCAGACGTTGAAATTCGGTGAGCGGATCGTGAGCGAGGAGCTGCAGGGCAACGATCAGGTCAGCGCCCTGGTGGCGATGACCGACGCGGTGGAGTGGGAGCTGGAGCACGGCGGGATCTCGCTGGAGGCGTATGCGCTGATGACCGGGCGCACCGTCACCGAGAGCGGGACGACGCCTTCCCAGATCAACACGCTGGCGGCCAGGGCCGGCGCCAATATGCCGTATTTCAAGATCTACGGCAAGGCGCTCGGCGAGGGTCTCGACGACATCCATGTCAAGCTCCCGAAGTGCAAGATCACGGACACCATTGAAGGCGAGTTCGCCAACGGTGGGTTCTTCGTGACGAAGTGCAAGGGGATCGCGCTGGACAACGGGTCGAACCTGTTCGAGTTCGTGCAGAACGAGACGGCGGCGGCATTGCCGACGACGTGAGACTGGGACACGGAGACACGGAGACACAGGGACGGGGCGACACGGGGATCCCCGTCCCTAACAGGAGGATTTGATGACGGATAAGAGACTGGCGCTGGCTGCGTGGCGCGCGGGGCGGACGGAGGAGGTGGCGCTGCCGTCGGGGTTGACGGTGACGGCGCGGCGGATCACGTTGGAGGATGTGATCATGTCCGGGGATATTCCGAAGCCGCTGCTGGGGATGATCGATACGTTGCGTTCTGAGGGGTCCATCGATGTGTCGAACATCGAGCGCATAATGGAGTTCATGCCGCTGATCAATCACACGGTGCGAATGGCGATCGTCGAGCCGCCGATGGCGGACATGGCCGATGACGAGCACATGAGCATCGAGGAGCTGCCGGCGGGGGATCGGTTGGCGCTGTTCTCGTGGCTGGTGCAGCCGGCGGCAAAGATTGCCCCCTTTCGTCCGGAACCGGGAGGAACTGTGGCTGCTGCACCAAGTGGCGCAGACGTACAGCAGCCGGCCAAGCGCGATCCTGTGCCTCTCTGATTCATGGCTGGCGTACGAGGTGGATGTGGCGGCGCTGCTGTTGGGGCGGCGGGTCGAGGCGCTGATAGCCGATGGGAAGACGAGCGTGGCTGAGGCGCTGAGCAGACTGGAGCAGGAGTCAGGGGTCAGGGGACAGGGGTCAGGGGTCAGGGATCAGGGGGCGTGGGCGAATCAGAAGTGGCGAGATCCACGGCCGTATGTGTCGAAGAGGATGGAGATACCCGAAAGTGGGATCTGGTGACAAGCCTCTCCTCCGGGTAGAGCCATTATAGGAAGTGCTGGATGGCGATCGAGCTAGGGTCGGCGGTCGGTAAAATCGAGATCGACAGCTCCGGTGTGACGGCTGGGATCGAGGCGGCTAAGAGGGGCCTGCAGGGCGCGCAGACGTCGCTGGCGTCCTTTGGCAGCTCGGCGAAGCAGGCGGGCGCGGGGCTGATGTCGATGGGCGCGCCGCTGGTGGCGTTCGGCGGGATCGCGGCGAAGGTGGCCGGCGATTTTGAGAGCCAGATGAACATCCTCTCCGTGGCGGCCCGAGGCGGGAGCACGAGCCTGGAGGACCTGCGCAACGTGGCGATCACGGCAGGCCAGGATGTACGACTGGTGGGGGTGAGCGCGGCGGATGTGGCCGGCGCCATGACCGGCTTCGCCAAAGCAGGACTCAACACGAACCAGATGCTCGGCGACATGCAGGGCTATCTCGCCGGGACGACGGAGATGGGCGGCGCGCTGAGGGCGGCGATTGATCTGGCCGCGGCCAGCGAGCTGGATCTGGGTCAGGCCTCTGACCTGGTGACGATCACCATGAACACGTTCGGGCTGAGCGCCGACCAGGTAGTGGGCGCGATGAGCAACTACGTGCAGGCGGCAGACGCCAGCGTGGCCAGCGTGAGTGATCTGCGGGATGCGATGATCAACATCGGGCCAACGGCCGCGTCGTTCGGTTTCAGCCTGGCGGATGTGAACACGGCGCTGGCGCTCCTCTCCACGCGCGGCATTCAGGGCGCAGAGGCCGGGACGGCGCTGAAGAGCATGCTGACCAACATCATGCGCGGGTCGAAGGAGAGCGAGCAGGCGCTCAAGGATCTGAATATCACGCTCTATGACGAGCAGGGCGCCATGCGGTCGCTGCCGGAGATCATCAGCCAACTCCAGTATGCGCTCAACGGGCTCACAGACGAGCAGCGGAACGCCTATATCCAGACGCTGGCCGGCACCTACGGCATGAAGGCGATGAACACGCTGCTGGCCGACGGCGAGGACGCCTGGAATAATATGGAGAGCTCGATTGCCGGTGCGGCGACGATGCAGCAGAGCGCGGCTGCGCAGACGAAGGGTTTCAATGCTGCGATGGAGAACCTGAAGTCGAGCATCGAGACGTTCATGATTACGGCCGGGACGCCGCTGATCGAGAACGTGTTTACGCCACTGGTGAAGATCCTGACCGAGGTGATGGGCAAGCTGGCGAAGATGAACCCGAACTGGATCAAGTGGGCGGTGATCATCGGTGGGGTGATCACCGCGGTCGGCGGGTTCCTGATGATCGTGGGCCAGGCGGCGGCGGGGATCTCGGCCATCGCCGGGCTGGTCGGGCTGGCCGGGCCGCTCTTTGCTGGGTTGGGCGCGGCGGTGGCGGCTGCTGCGGCGGCGATCGGGGCGGCGCTGGCGCCGGTTCTGCTGATCGTGGCGGCCGTGGCGGCCGTGGCGGCGCTGTTGTACCTAGCCTGGAAGAATAACTTCCTGGGCATTCGTGATATTGTCGAGCAGCTTGGCTATGCGGTCGAAGCTGTTTTTGCATTCATCAAGGAATCGTTCGCAGCCATTGGTGCGTTTCTTCGAGGTGACATTTCTTTCGAACAACTTGTCGATAAGGTGAAGAGTGCCTTTGGAGATCTGCGAGACGCGCTTGATGAAATCCTGCCGAATATCAAAGCCACGATTGACAAACACTTCGGTCGCATACGTGATGCCGCCGGTAAAATCTGGGACAAGCTTATCGAATCGCTTGGCCCGCTTGGGCAATTCATCGATGGCATTCGTGTCGTTTTTGAAAACGTGTTTGGAGTAATCCAAGACGCTCTCGGCAGAATCGTCGAAACAATCGGCGCTTTTTGGAAGCTGATCACCGGCAAGCTCAGTTGGAAAGACTTCGTTGGCGAACTTGGCGGTATTTGGGACACGTTTGGCGACGTGATTGACGAGTCCTGGACAAACATCCTCGCCGTGATAACCCGTGCCTGGGAAGCGATCAAAGTCGTGATTCGCGCTGCAATCTCGGCAGTTGGCGGAATCATTTTGAATGGTATCGCTGAGTTCATCGCCCCGCTCGTGGGTGGAATGGACAACGCCAAGCGGATCGTGACTGAGGCGTGGGAGAATATCAAGACGTTCCTGGCTGGGGTGTGGGAGACGATCTCGACCTCGGCGGCAGCAGCGTGGGAGGCATTGAAGGGGATCATCCAGACGGCCATCGAGGCGCTGCGGACGGTGATCGCCGTGGTGCTGGCCGGGATCTCCGGCGATTGGGGCACGGCCTGGGAGGCGCTGAAGAGTGGCGTCGGCCGGGTGTTCGGGGAGATCGCCGAGACGGTGGGCCGGGTGGCGGAGACGATCCGCACGGGGCTGGCGGGTAAGTGGGAGAGCATCCGGGCCGGGGCGGCGGAGAAATGGGAGGCGGTCCGGGCGGGGGCTTCCGAGAAGTGGGAGTCGGTCTGGACGACGATCTCCGGCGTGGTCGGGCGGATCCGTGATTTCGTGGTGACGACCCTCGGCGAGCTGGTGACGGCGGCGGCTGGCCTGTTCGGGAAGGTGTTGGATGCGATCGCCGGCAGGGGCGCGGGCGAGGGGGCCGGCGGCGCCGGGTTGGGCGGGCTGTTGAACGTGGAGCAACTCAGGCTCACGATTACGCAGGTGGTGACGGCGCTGCAGGGGATGCAGGCGCAGATCGGGTTGATCTGGGCGGGGATCCAGCTTAGCACGACGACGGCGTGGACGGCGATCCAACTTTTCTTCACGACCTGGCTGCTGACGCAGCAACTCGCTTTCATGCTCTGGCTGCAGAATCTACAGCTCATGTTTGCTTTGGCTTGGGCGACGATGCTGGCGAATACGCTGGCGCAGTGGGAGGCGATGCGGGCCGGAGCGGTGGCCGCGGCCCAGGCGCTCTATGACCAGGTGACCGTTATCCTGAATCAGTTGGTGAGCGACGCTTACGACGCCGGGGTGGCGTTCGGCGAGCAGGTGGCGGAAGGCATCTATGATTCGATTGGTGCGGCGGTCGCGGCAGCGCAAGCACTGGCGAATGCGGTGAACGCGGTGCTTCCGCACTCGGATGCGGAAGAGGGGCCGCTGAGCCACCTGACGGCTTCGGGGCGGTCGATCCCAGAGACGCTGGCGAAGGGAATGCTGGCGGGCGCGGGTGTGCTGATGCAAGCGATGAATGGGATGCTGGCCAAGCCGATGTTACCAGCGCCGGCATTTGCTGCAGCGGCTCCGTATCCGGCCTCCGCCAGCCCGGCAGCGGGCAATGGGCGCGGCCAGACGCAGGCGCAGGCAATCAATGTGACGATCAACAATCCGGTGGGGGAGCCAGTGGAGACGAGCATCGTGCGGCAGTTGCGGAATTTGCAGTATGTCGGGGTGCTGAGTTGAGGGCGGGACGCGGGGACACGGCGACACGGGGACACGGGGATTCCGGGTACGCACATTATAGGAGCTGATGGTGGCGCAGGCGTGGGAGTATGACGGGATCGATCTGACCCAGACGGGGTATAACGTGCGGTTGCTGGGGGCGCCGTTCGTCACGCCGGCGCGGCGCGGGGATAACGTGGTAATTCCAGGTAAGCCTGGGCGCTTTTACGTGTCGAAGCAGATCGATCAGCGGGTGCAAACGCTGGCGATGTGGGCGATCGACGAGCCAGTGGGGGGCGGAACGGAGTCCGAGGCGAACATGCTGGCTAACCTGGACGTGCTGCGGGGCTTGTTCGCCAGGGCTGGCCAGCACACACTGAAGCAGCAGTTCGGCTCGGCAGTGCGGACGGCGACGGTCGAGGTGGTAAACCAGGTGACGTTCGAGCCGAAGGTGGGGAACCTGGCGTATGTGTTCATGGTGGACTTCCTGATGGCCGATCCGCTGTGGTATGCGGAGTCGAAGACGACGGTCGGTCCGACGACGATCACAATGGCGTCGCAGAATATCACGGTGACGAACGCGGGGACGTATCAGAGCGAGAAGGCGATTTTCACGCTGGCGGGGCCGTTGAGCAATCCGAAGCTGACGATCGGCAGCGTCTGGGTGCAGTATACGGGAGCGATCGCCAGCGGGCAGAGCCTGGTGTTGACGTGCGAGACGTGGACGGCGCTGAAAGCCGGAGTGGATGTCAGTGGGGACATCACACACGAAGGGGCGCTGAGCTGGCTGCTGATCCCAGTCGGGGCGAATACGATGAATGTGGCAACGGGGACGACGGGCGGGAGCGTGAAGGTGGAGTTCTACGCGCCCTACGTGTGACACGGAGACGCGAGGACACGGAGACGCGGGGAGAGCGGATCATGGCTAGATTGCTGACGGCGGGGTTTGAGACGGGGTCGATCCAGGAGCTGAACGGCGCGACATATGGGGCCGTGGCCGTTAGCGCGGCTGGGGTTCGGACGGGGACATATAGCCTGAATTTGCCGGGTGGATCGCTGCTGGGGGCGACGACCTACCAGGGGCATGTGTTTGACGCAACTGTGACCGAATTTTTCTTTCGCATCGCCTGGGAACTGGACGCGAGCGGGATAGCCGGGTATCCCTATGTGCAATTTGTGGACGAAAACGGTTCACCGCAACTGACGCTGCGCTTCAATGGTCCGACCCAGTCGTTTCGGCTCTATCGCGGCGGGATTGATTACAACACCCCAGGCAACAACGTGCTGCTGGCATCCGGAAACATTGTGCTGCGCGCAGGCATTTTGTATCTACTGGAAGGTACGGCCATTATCGACGATGCATCCGGGACGTTCCTGCTGAAAATCAATGCGGTGACTGACATCTCGTATAGCGGAGATACTAAAGCGACAGCGACGGCTGGGGTGCGCAGTCTGATGTTCCTCGGTCCGTGGGGCGGTGGCAATCTGTACATCGACGATATTGCATTCAACGACACGAGCGGATCGTTCGAGAACAGCTATCCTGGACTGGGCGGGATTTTCTTCTTGAAGGCCAACGGGGCGGGAGCGACGCAGGAATGGACGCCCAGTGCGCTTTTGGCTCACCATACGCTGGTAGATGATGTGCCGGCGAACACGACAGACTGGGTGCAGGGGGAGAATGCCGGGGATCTCGAGCTGTTTGACATCGAGGATACGCCAGACTATGTGACGGCGATCAATGTGGTGCAGCCGGCGTTCCAGGCAGCGGTGGCGGTGAGTGGGAGCAACGAGATCCGGGATGTGGTGTCGGATGGAACGGAGTATTCGGGCGATACGACCCACACGGTCATTTCGATCGCACCGAGTTACGTGCTGTATCTGGGGAAGACGTACTACGAGCAGCCGGATGGGGTGAGCGGGGCGTTCGATGCGACGGCGTTGGATGCGCTGCAAATGGGGTTTGAGATTCCGGCGTGACGCAGGAGACAGGGGACAGGGGTCAGGAGACAGAGTACCTATAAGTTGAGTACTGGGAAATTAGGTAAGGAGACAAGGAGATGAGCGGGCAGCTTACGCAGTTCGGGGCAAATCGGGCGGTGCAGGCCGGAGTAGGTGAGACTGTGACGGCGACGGCGGCGATGTATCTGGCGCTGATCACGGCGCTGCCGGCCGGGCCGGATACGGCGACGCTGGCGGATTTCAGCGCCAATGAGCTAGCCACAGCGGGATACTCGCGGCAGGAGGTAGGCTGGAGCAGCCCGGCGGGCGATCCGAGCGCGATCGCTAACGACGCAGAGATCGTGTTCGGGCCGTTTACGGCAGATCCTGCCAGCGTGCAGTATCTGTTCCTGGCCGACACGTCCATTGGGACGAGCGGGAATGTGATGGCCTACTGGACGGCTGACGCGCCGCAGGATGCGGGCGACGGTGACAGCATCCGCATTGCGGCGGGCGATCTGACGATCAGCGTGGATTAGGGGAGCCAGGATGACAACCTACTATGTGCGTAAGACTGGTTCCGACGCTGCGAATGGACTCTCGGCTGGTACGGCTTGGCTAACCATAGACAAGGCGGCAAACACGGTCGCGGCTGGCGATACCGTATACATCGGCGCGGGAGTATACCGCGAACTGGTCACGATGGACACGGCAGGATCAGTCGGTAGCGTGATCTCTTACATCGGTGACATATCCGGAGAGCAGACTGGAGATGGCGGATTGGTCGTTATCTCTGCCCACGATAACGATCGTCAATCAGCTACTCGCGCTTCCTGTTTGGATGTAAACGGCAAAGAGTTCCTACTTTGGAAGCATATAGTCTTTGCCGGATGCACCACGGCGGGTGCACCTGTATTTAGTTCGGTAGGAACCAACACCGCGTATGAGGGCGTGATTTTTCGAGGTTGTTCAGCGGTATCTGATACGGTTCAGTACGCTTTTTCGTTGGATTTACACCAAGCCCCTACCCCTACCGGAGAGGGTTTGGTGATCGAGGACTGTGTAGCTTTTGGCGGAATCAAGCTAACGGCTGCAGACAATGCGACGGCTGAACGCAACGCTAAAGTTAGAATTTCACGATCTCTGGTGCTGGCAACGCGGGGGCAGGTTGGGGTATATATCACCATCGATTCCCACAACGCTTCCGGTCCGTGTGGTGGTTTCACTGTTGAAAACTGAACGATTCTGGGGTCTGGACAAAATGGGGTTTACGGGCAAAACCTGGACAGTACCAATTACCCACTGACTGTGCGAGATTGTTACGTAGTGGGCTTTTTCTATGCGTTGGAGCGTAGCGGCGGGGCATCGGGCGGCATGATATCCGGGGGCGGAAATGTCTACAATACCAATACCGTCTATTCGTCGGTTACCGGTAAAACGCAGGACTCTATAACCAATCTAACCCCGTTCTTGCTAGGCGGTATAGCTGATTTGCCGATGTACCATGCATTGGGGTGGTCTCCTTTCAAGCCGTGGGAACCCATTGTCATTTCTGGCATGTATTCCGCAGGGGCTGGTGAAAGTGAAGCTACTACTGCCCCTACTGTGCTTGATCTGTATGGTAATTCCCCAAACCAGGGTCTGGGTATCTCGTTTGCCTTTTTCAACGCGTCAGATGATGCCGTGTCCGATCCGGATAGTAAATGGTCTAGCGATGCAAATGCTGTAGACGGCAATGCGGCGACGGCTGCTTGGACAACTACATCGGGATCTGCAGCAAGCAACTTTTTGACGGCAGGAGGAACCAACTTCCCAGACGTTGAAGCCGGTATTGTGCAGGTTCGTGCACGGGCGTACGGCGGCACGGACTATGAAGGCTCCTCAGCTACAGTTACAATCTATACAGATGGATTCGCAGAGGCACTGGGTACGATCACAGTCACTGTGTTCGCTGGTTGGGCGCAGGGGTGGTCCGGCTGGACGACGCTTGCTACTCCTTCCGGTGGGTGGACGGCGGCAAAAGTAGCGGCGCTGGAATTCAAAGCGTGGGAGGTTGCTTCTTCTGATACGTATTTAGCGAAGGTTCAGCTAGAAGTAACTACCCGCGGACGTGCATCTACTGGCGCAGTACAGCAGCGGGTAAGACCCGTGGCAGAAGCAACAATCACGCACGCTGGCGACACTTCGTTGGAGTTTGCGGGTCCGGGTTATCATGACATGTTGGTTCCGGTGGATGCAACTAGCACTACGGTTTCCGTGTGGGTTTATCGGGATACTGACTATTCCGGGGATAACCCAATATTGGAGGTTCTGAACATTCCTGGTTATGCAGATCAATCGGACGCACAATCGGGGGGAGCAGGGGAGTGGGAGCAACTAAGCTGCACTATCGTGCCAACTGTTGCTGGTTGGTGTCGAGTAAGGTTGCGCAGCCGTGACACTAGCGGGGTGGGAAAGTGCTATTTTGATGATATAGCGGTGGCGTGATGGCGGATACGAGCGGTTTTGAATTCTGGCAGGCGGGAGAGCTGCCGCTATCAGGCGCCGGGGGCGCGGATAGCGGCGGTTTTGAATTCTGGCAGGCCGGTGAGCAACCGCCGGCATTCACAGCGCCGACGTCGATTCCGCCGTTGGAGTTCGCAGCGTCGGGAGCAAGCGCATCGGCCGGTACGCTGAGATTAACGATACATAGTCCATTTGCGGTTGGCGTTTCGACCTCATCTGGGTCGTTGCGGATGCGGATCGGGCGGCATTTTGCGGCGAGCGGGGCGTCTACCTCAGCCGGGTCGCTGCGGGCGACGGTGCTAGGCGTCGGGATGGCGCTGGTGACGCAGGCCGGGCTGCTGATCGACGTCGAGCGCACGGCGCCGATCAACGTGACGCAGTCAGGCGCGCTGCTGGATGCGATCCGCACACCACCGATCAACGTGACGCAGGCGGGGGCCATCCTCGATGCCGAACGCACGCCGCCGATCCAGGTGACGCAGGCGGGCGTGATCGTCGATGTGAACAGCACAGCGCCGCTCCGGGTGACACAGGCCGGACTGATCATCGATGCCCGGTATCAGCGGCCGGAAAGCCTCCTCAACTGTTGGGAGTTCCACGTCCTCGATCCCAACACGCACTATCTCACCTTCCTCGATGCCGCGTTCAGCAAGGCTTACATGGGCGCGCTGAGCGACTGCGGCGGCGGCGCGTTCACGATCCACCGGGACGATCCGAAGGCGACGACGGCGAACCTGGCCGTCGGCAACGTCGTGATGGTGCGCTATAAGAACGTGGACATCGGCGCCTGGGTGATGGAGAACTTCGAGGAGACGCTGGTCGACCAGGGCGAGGGGCCGGCTGAGGTAATTGTGGTGAGCGGCCGGGGGCTGCTGGGGTTCCTAGAGAAGGGGATCGTCTATCCGAGTGACCTGGCGGATGCGGGGACGGCCGAGCGGGCCTTCGATGGGGTCACAAAGGCGAGCATCTTCCTGGATCTATATAACGAGTATCTGCTGCGCGGGGGCGGCGAGCTGAACGTCGATTTCACGGCGGTGAACGATAGCCGGGCACTGCCGTGGACGGACTCGGCATACCTGAAATACAAAGCCGGGCAGACGTTGCTCGATGTGGCGCGTAACCTGGCCGGCCAGGGGCTGGAGTTGACGGTGGATCCCGACCGCACGCTGCGGGCGTGGATCCAGGCCGGGACCGATCTGAGCGCGACGGTCCACTTCCGGGAAGGTCAAAACCTGTTGAGCAGCCGGAAGAGCACCGAGGGAACGGGACTGGCGAACGTAGTACTGGGAGAGGGGCAAGGGATCTTTGTCGAGACCACGGACGCGACGAGCATTGCCAGCCATCACCGGCGGGAAACGTATCTGGCGGTGCGCAACACGGCGGACACCGGGCAGGTCGCGACCGCCAACACGATCTTACTGAACGGATGGGCTGAGCCGCGCGCAGCGCTGACGCTCGAGGTGTTGGCCGATCCGTTCTACCCATTCTTCGACTACCAGATCGGCGACGTGGTCCACATCGATGTGCCGGGGGAAATCGACGCCGATTACCGGGTGCTGGCGATCGCGATCAACGAGGGGCAGGGGCCGTGCGATCTGCGGGTGACGCTGTCGATCAACGATCTGGCGACGGAGTATCTGCAGCGGTTGCAGCGGGCGTTTGATGCGTCGTTGCAGAGTGTGAAGCCGGGGCCCGGGTCCAGTGGGTCGCTGGCCAGCAGCGGGACGGAGCCGGGGGTAGGGGCGAGCGGGACCGGGCTGGCGAACGGGGCGATCAAGAATAATCACATCGATTGGGGACTCGGGCCGAACCAGGTGGACGCGGCGGATGTGCCGATCACCGATACCGGTAATTACTATACTGGGAACCAGGTCGAAGCGGCGCTGCAGGAGATCGGGAGCAGTCTGGGGAGCCTGGGCGGGTCGAGCCATGCAGCGGTGACGCTGGGCACGGATGCGGATACACTGCTGGGGTTGACGGGGCAGCAGATCACGATCGACACGCAGGCGGCTAATCTGGTGCTGGCCGGGCCGACGACTGGGGCCGCGGCTGATCCGGCGTTCCGGGCGCTGGTGGAGGCGGATCTGCCGGCGACGGCGCTCTTGACGGACGGCAGCCGGGACGGCGCGACGAGCGGCGCGCAGCAGTTTGTGTCAGGCAGCCGGCATGGGGACGATACGAATCATGCTGATTTCGATGGTACGGGGCATCTGACATTCGCCGGGACAGCCAGGCCGTGGCGGGATGAGTTAGGCGAGTTGCTGGGGAAAAAGCGGATTGGCGTACGTATCACTGAGGATCTGGCTGAGGGCACGCTGTTGTTTTCGGATAGCTGCCAGATCGCTGATGATTACGTCATCACGAATGTGCAGCTCAATCACGACAAAGATTTGACGGTCTCGATCTATCCTCACTTGCACTGGTTCCAGGCATCGGCAAACGTGCCGAACTGGCTACTGCAGTACCGCTGGCAGGTCAACGGCGCGGCGAAGACGACGTCATGGACGCCGGTGAAGTCTACCGGGCTGGCGTTCGCGTATTCGGCTGGGACACTGCATCAGATTTCACTCTGGGCGGCGATCGCTGTGCCGGGTGGCTCGACGCTCTCTGATATTGTGCAGTTTCGTATCATGCGAGACACGGACAACGACTCCGGGCTGTTTGGGACACCGGGGACGGATCCATTGAGCGGAAATGCGAGTGCACTGATGTTCGATGTGCATTTCCAGATCAACAGCCTGGGCAGCACGGACGAGTACACAAAGTAGGAGCGTGAGGGCGCCGGGTTGATTTTCGCCGCTGGAGGGTTGAGATCGCCGGGTTGATTTTCGCCGCTGGAGGGTTGAGATCGCCGGCGCTCTCGCTCCGAGTACTCAACATAATTATAACATAATGTGTCAACTCCATCACCCCCTTCCCCCTCGCCCGTCGTCGGGAGAGGGGGTTTTGTTTGCGCGCAAACGCCATTACAGCCGCCAGTTATCGACCGGCGAGGCTTTGGCGTGGGCGCGGGCGATGTCGGTCTGAGCAATGCGGGCGTAGCGGCGGACCATGGCCAGGTCGGAATGGCCGAGCAGAGCCTGGAGCGTGAACAGGTCGCCGCCGTTGCGCAGGTAGGTGATAGCAAAGGTGTGGCGAAAGCGGTGGGGGTAGACATCGGCGACGCCGGCGCGTTCGCCGATGCGGGCGAGCTGGAGGCCCAGGGCGCGGCGGTCCATCGGCCGCTGATCGTCTTTGGGACCGACGGTGATGAAGTAGTCTTCGGGCTTGGTCGGCAGACGCGGGGTTAGATAACGCCAAATAGCCTTGGCAGACCGCTTGCCGAACTGGACGTAGCGGTCCTTGTTACCTTTGCCGTGATGGATGGTGATGCGGTTGCGGGTCATGTCGATGTCGGCGATGTGAAGGTTGCAGAGTTCCGAGGCGCGCATACCGGTGTCGATGAGCAGGAGGAGGATGCAGCGGTCGCGATCGGCAATCGCTCCGAGCTGCTGGGCGCCAACGGCTTTCCAGGTTTTTTTCTGATCGCAGACGGCGAGCATGGCTTCAAGCTCCTCCTGGGTGAAGGGGTCCACGGTCGGCTCGCCCGGGTCCGGCGGCTCGATGGTGCGAACGATGTTGATTTCGAGAAAGCCTTCGTCGACCGCCCAGTGCCAGAGCGCGGAGAGGTCGGCATGG